CGCACTGAAACAGAAGGGAATTACAAGGCTCTTAAAGTTGCGTGGGGCACTGATGGGGCAAACTCACTCAATTTTGAGTTCAGAAGCGCTACCTGCGCATCGTTATTTTCTGACATCCATTTCCCGTAAACCTGGAAAACCATCTGCGCATCAGCGTGACCCATTTGCGAAGCAATGAATGCAGGGTTGGCTCCAGCCGTCAATGACCAACAAGCATATGTGTGACGTGACTGATATGACTTCCTGTGACGAATGCCTGCGCGCTTGACTGCCGTATCCCAGGTCTGCCTGACTGAATCGACCGTGAAGTGATCCCCACATAAACCCGTTCTTGAAGTTACGGATGGGAGAAAAACAAACGTGCATTTGTGCTTCTCTTTTTTCCCGTACTCTCGCAGGTGAACATCAATCACATGCTCTCTGCCAAGCCTGGTGATTTCAAGCTGGCTCTTCAGCGCTTCGATTGCAGGCTCGATCAGGTGTATGGCCCTGTTTGTTCCTGCCTGAGTTTTTGGAACGGTAAATTTATCCTGCGCCAGGTTCCTCCTTATCATCATCGTTCCCGCCTTAAGGTCTATATCCTCCCACCCCAAAGCGCACAGCTCACCAGGGCGGATTCCTGTGTAGACGGAAAGAGACCACATGTTTTTTGCTTGCTGGCTGCGACAAGCTTCAATGAGCCTGACAAACTCTTCCCTTGATAGCGGGTCAGGAACTACTCGTGACTCTCTTAGTGGCGATATTCCCTTAAATGGTGTGTCATCAAGATATCCGTTTTCAACGCCAAACTGAAAGATGGCGAAAAGGTTAGTCATGTAGTTATTGACCGTCACCGCAGAACGCCCTGGCTCAGTCACCACATACTGCGTCTTAGGGAGTTGATAGCCGGTCAACAATTCCTTCCTTACCTCAAGAATACTTTCTTTACTTATCGACGATGCGATCGTCTTCTCACCGAGAATGAGAAGAACGTTTTTGATTATCGTCCGGTATGTCTTTATCGACGTCGATGCGACATCAGTCTCTTTAAGCGATAAATACTTCTCTGCTAGTTCTCCTATGGTTAGCGCCTTGCTAACCTCACCAAATCGCTGAAGGTTAGGGGAGTTTGGAAACTGTGATGCATAGTTGAAAGTTCCCGTCTTTACTGCGTAGACAATGCTTGTACGCAGCTCTCCAGCAATCTTCCTGTTTTTCGCCGTATCAGGTACACCAAGACTTTCCCTTACCCTGACGCCGTTATAGATAAACCACAGGCGCAGCGTGCCCCCGTGGTTTTCAACCCCGGTTGGATACTTCATGTATCTTCCTCTTTGGTTAATCGAAGGGGTATTTAAGCAGATTTCTTGCGTGGAATCGCTGGTTGCTGGCGCTCAACCCATTTGTCGACTTCGTGGCGGTTGTAGAGGATAGGGGAGTTATCCTTCGGCTGGCAGTCGCATGAGTAATGGCGGTACTCTTTACCCTCCATCCATGATGTTTCTCTGGCTAATCTGATCGCGTTCTTTGTCAGTCCGGTAATCGCCATCAGAACTTTCTCTGATACCCACTTATTGGGCACCAGTTGGATCGTATCGCTCATGAGTGTCTCCAGGCAAAAAAGAACCCGGCGCGGGGCCGGGCAAAAGGGATAACGTGGCAGTGCTTTCGCACCCAATAGCCAGCTCATAACTGGCTATCAGTTGCGTCACATGATGAATCCGGTCACAACAACCATTTCGATGCGGCCCTCATAAACAAGGATCGGTTCGCCAGTATCTACAGCTGAACCATCCCACTTGCCCACTTCTTCTTGAGCAAGGCCGCACTCAGTCGCCGCTTCCGCTGAATAGTCATTGGGCGATCCGAGTCGAAGGTTTACGCGTGAGATTGCATTCTCAATGTCCTCGTTATCCACCGAATTAATGTAATTTCCATGCGATAGCCGCAAGTCCTTCAAATCTTCTTCGTTTGCTTCAACGATAAAAAGATCAGTAGTTTCGGGGACATTTTCAAAAACTATCAGTACTTTCATGCTCTCTCCTCATGCCGCACGCTGGGCGCGCAGCTTCTTCAGGTGTTCTGCTGTTTCGATTTCTTCGGCGATCCGCTCGGCCTGTGCTTTGGTCAGCGGCTCGAATTCATGTTGAAAGCGGCCCATGCTGGCGATGCAGGTGCGACCGTTGCGGGTGTAGTGGATTACTTCGTGGGTAGCGCGGAGGATTTTGCAGGGCGCGCCGTGGTGATCGGCGTACCAGGTATTAGACTGGATTATCCTGAACATTGGGTACCACCTTAAATTCGATTACCCAGACCCAAGGGTTGTGCTTGAAGCTTTGATCCGGATAGATGCTGTCCCATAACCCGCGGAACCACAGCCATTTATCCATGGTCCCGCCGTAAGGCGCAGGATTTGCGGGATAACCTTCTTTCCCCGCGTCTTCATCGCTGACGCTGGCTAAGCGCTCCACTCGCATGCCGGTAATCTCCAAGGTTAGACGACTGGCCCAGCGCGGCATGTGAATCGAAGGCGTCCATTTACCATACGGGCCGTTGCCGTCTGCCGCATAAAGCAGAGCCGAACAACCAGCAGGCTCTTCATGATCAGGAACCGCGCAGAACGTTTCGCGCACCCAGATGCGATCGCCAACGTCGCCGAACGGGCAAGAAAACTGCTTTGAGCGCGCTTTAATTCCACGGGCGTCTTCTTGAGACCAAAAATACATTCCGATCTCATTGGCTATGGACGACTCAATAATGCGTCGCAGGCCAAACTCTGGAGTGTCTGGCTGGACCTTCATAATTCGCCGCGTTTGCGTTTTCCGGCCGTCGAGGATGGCGCGCACCATCTCTCCGTTAAAAATCATTCCGCGCTCTTTCACTGGATCCCCCTCTGCTTATTCTTCAACTCAATGACGGATTGGCAATCCGCGCACGTCTGGCAGCCGGGCACGGCAGCGCGCCGTGGTTCGGGAATTGGTTCGTCGCATTCTTCACAACGTTCAGCTGATACGGCGTTGCGGTTGATCCGGTGAGCGGAAAGGGCAGCGTTACGCTGAAGCTCTTCAATCTCTGCTGCTGTGTCGATGATATCGGCCATTTTCAATGCTCCCGGAACTGTCGGTTAATTCGGTTGAAGGTGAACGCCAGCAATAAAAAAGCCTCTTTAAGAGGCCTTGTGGTGGTCGCTTCTTTCTGAGCCCTATAAGGGTTGGGCTCTTGTGTATTGGGAGTGATATTTTTTTGAAGCCTCAACATATTTGTCATATGCCTCTTTTGCTGTTTTAAAATACCCAAGGTGGATGCGCTTACCTTTTACTCTTATGCTCGCATGCCATTTGTTATTGGTTTTGTGAAAGCAAACCCCGGGATAACCTGAAGAGTTATCATTCCTTTTCTTTCTGTTGCATATGTTCTGCTGATGCGTGACAAGTCGAAGGTTCTCGAGTCGATTATCAGATGGGTTCCCGTTAATGTGATCAATATCTAGCTCAGGAAGCTCTCCGTGAACATACATCCAGGCGAGCCTGTGCGCGCTATAGTGACCACAATCTATGCCAATTTGGACATAACCAAGACTGTTTATATACCCCGCCGTTTCTCCTGGCGGTCTACGGTTATTTGTTGATGAAATCCATGTGAATATTCCAGTATCAGGGTCATAGAAAAGCAACTCTTTCAGCCTGTTAAGCGATAGAGTCAAGCTGCACCTCCTTGCCCACTGACCAGAAATGCACAATCCTTCTTGTGCTCGTTACAGGACCAAACCACTTCGTCATCGCCACGGAAAATATTCACTTCCACGGTCGTTTTATACTTCGCCACTGCACCGCATTTGCATTTAGCAGAGGTGTTTTTGCTTTTGGCTGACACGCCACCCACCCTTGGGTACTTGCTCATAATCCTACCGCCTTACCCAGCCTCTCGCTGAATTGCTGAATGTGGTCACGCAGTTCTGTCAGCGTCTGCGCTTCAGATTCCAGAATTTCCTTGTGCATTAATTCCCGCACTAGATGCTCGAACTTGCTGAAATAACCCAGCCGCGAAAGCACTTCCTGCCCGGCTGATTTACCTTCCTTGGCAATCTTCTTCTCATTCAAAATCAGGTCATGTGCCGAGCCGGTGACGACATATTTGTCGCCTAATTCAATGCGTAGTGATTTGATCACGATTCAACTCCGAAGCGGCGATTAAGCCGACCTGTGTATACGACGAACTCCAGGAGGCTAACTCCCAGAGCTTCAATTTTCTTGTGATGCTTGTTGATGATGGGAGGCACCGTTTCGTTCCAGTTAGGCTTTGGCTTCTTGCGCATGGCCTGCTGTATTTCCTCGGTGCAGCGGCGGCAGGCTGCGCGAATTGCGTTGTCTGTTTCTGGCGTCATGCGGCCTCCCGTTTCATGTTGAGATGAGGGGCATTCGAAAGAAAAACTGCTTTCGCAAAGCCCAGAGGAGTTGCGCTTCGAATGTTGGCACGCTCGTCACTGGGAGGGCATTCGTGAATGCGGTTGTCCGGATACCAGTCAGTCACCAATCCGGCGAAAGATGTTCCTGAGATGACCTCGATTGCCTTCTTCTTCGGCACCATCCGGCCACAGGCCAGCTTCACGGCGTCGATAGCCGCTTCAACCATCGGGTGCATATTCTCTGCCGGCGCCTTGAAGCCGTTACCTGTCCAGAGGCAGGTCTGTTTCGTGTAGTTGTCATCCTCGCACAGCCCAGTGAACTGGTACGGATGGAACGTGTAATCTGCCGAACCGAAGATGCTACTGAACACGCTAACCGGGTTTTCGAATGCCCACGGGCATCCGGCCGCCAAGCCTGTCATCCTGCATTGCTCGGCAACGAGCGCAGCTTTAGCCTGAAAATGTGGGTCTTTGGCTCGTTTTGATTCGAACCAACGGGATCCTGATACTGCAACGTCAGTGCAAGGAGGAAAGCCGATAACCATGACCACGTTCTCGGTACGAATGATCTGGGACAGCCGCGGCATAGCTTCAATTATGGTTGCCGATATGCGTTCAATCGGACCGTTAATCGAAGTATCTGGATGCTGCGGGTCAACCAACACCGCACGGTAGCCTGCTTCAACCCATGGCACAGACATGACGCCAGTGATATCGCACAGGCAGATAATGGTACCTTTGCTCATGCGGCCTCCGTCGTCTTTTTGAAGGAGTGAGCTATTCGCGCAGAAGCGATGGTTACGTAATCCGGGTTCAGGTCGATGCCGATGAAGTTAAATCCTTCCTCGATAGCTGCCCGGCCAGTGCTCCCGCTTCCCATCCACGGATCAAGCACGGTACCGCCAGGCGGAGTAATCAGCCTGCAGAGATAGCTCATCAGGGCGATCGGCTTAACGGTGGGGTGATTGTTCTTCGCGCCGCTGGTACGCCCGGCACCGGCGCGCGGGTCGTTAATGCCGACGCTTCCTTCTTTGCTGCCGCCGGTCATGTCGCTGGCCGACGTCGCAATGAACCTCTCGAGGCCTTCGTCGCGCTCCTTCGGTTTTACCTTGGCGCAGTAGAAGAATCTGGCGGCGCTTTTGCTGCTATCGATGCGTGGAGTTGATTCGTGCCGCCGGTCCATTTGCCCGTAGCAATTCGCCGCTCCCATTTTCGCGCTGGGTTCATAGCCGGTAAGCGCTCCTTGTTGGCCTTTCGCATCCGGGAACGCTGACACGACAACATCACTTCCGTCGTGAATTATGTTTGCTGGCCAGCGTCCCTCCGCTGCCTGCTCATAATCAGCAACAGGTTCGGTACCGTCACGCTGGTGTGAAAGCAGACCGCCAGCACCGCCATTTAGCGCCTCGTCGGTAGGGATGCGGCATGCATTGATATTGATCGCCCCGGTACCATGCTCAGCCATGTTCGCTGACACCGTTTTTTTGAATGGCTTGCGCGCCATGACGATTGGCTCATGGGCTGGTTTCAATGCGGTACCCCAGCCATCAAAATCACCATCGAGGTTATGCGACTTGGGGAAGCCGCTGCCGTAAATCCAGAGGATTTGGTCGCGGATTTCGTAACCAGCATCCTCTGCATTAACCACAAGGCGGTGATAGGTACGTGATCCGCCGAACGCCAGCAGGTGTCCGCCAGGCTTGAGAACGCGCAGGCATTCCTGCCACTGTTCTACGGTCGGGACGTCGTAATCCCATTTGTGGTTCATGAAACTCAGACCATACGGAGGATCCGTAACGATGGCGTCAACTGAGTTATCCGGCAGCGTTTTAATGACGTCTTCGCAGCGCCCGACGTGGAGTTGATAGGTCATGCCGCCTCCTGCCTTTCCCGATATTCTTCAGCGAGCCGCTGCGCCTTTAATGGATTGCTGACCACTTCACCCCATGGCATTAGCCAGCCGTTACCAATGAAGGGAAGGCATAGTGTGCCAACCCTGATGTCGTCGTGAGCGTGAGTCATAAGATGGACTCCATTTCGTCGATGTAGAGGCCCTGAGCAATCAGGCGGCTACGGCGGGCGGCGCGCTCAATGCACTCCTGCCGTCGGCCTTCCTGCGATTGCTCAATGGCGCGCCGGGTGAATAGTCGTGATTTGCCCTGCGGCGTTACAACCTTTGGCTTCGTGACCAAGTCGAAAGTCCGGTCGCAGATGCCGTCCTCGTTGAGCCATTTTTCCGACGCGACAATCTGCGCTATTTGTCCGGAGCCGCGGGTAATGCCGTTGGCAACCCGGTTAAACTCGATGAGCGTTACGCCAAAATTCTCAGCGATTTCGCTGCCGGTCACCGGGCGGCCGCGCGTCTGAATCATCCAGATAACGCGCTCACGGAGGCCGGAGAATTGCCCGGTTCGACCGGGTCTGCGATAGAAGGGTGTGCGTTTCATTTCCACTGCTCCCCGAACGTGAAGCCAATTTCCGCCAGCGCCTCGTCCATCTTCTCGATGAACTCCGGCACCATTTCGTTGAAATCGGTCATGTATTGCGGATCCCGCTCAACAACGACGTGGTGAATACCTTCGCGCTTCATGCGCGGGTCGTAGTTGGCAAAGAACCAGGCGTCTTTTCCGGTAACCCACATGCTGTACTGCACCTGGGCCATGTACGCAGACTTGATGGCTTCGAAACCGCCAAGGCGGAACTTCATGAAGTCGCGAGAGGTGAAAGGGCATTTAAGCTCAAGGCCGAACCCGTTACTGCACAGGCCGTCAGGGGAGCACGCGGTGCGCATGCTCTCGTCACGGAACAGGATCGGCGACTCCGTGACTTTCACGTCGGTGGTGAACTCGAAGAGGGTACGAGCATCTTCCTCGTACTGCTTGCCCCAGGCCAGCGCCTTGGCGTTAACCTCTGGCGCTACGCCGGTGCATACCTCGGCGAGTAAGGTGTGGAAGTAGGACATTTTCATATCTGTCCACTTCTTCCCCGATCTTGGCTTGGATATGACGTTGTGAGCGTCAGAGGAAGTAATAACTCCGAGCCTTAATTTGGCCCATGCTTCATCACCTTGCTCTACGGTGGACACATCTATGCCGGTCCGGGCCAGGATAATTTCTGGTGTCATGCTGCTGCCTTTTGCCTGAGGAACCCGAGAGCCTTAACACCTTCCAGTTCTGTCAGGTCGGATGGCTGCGAGATAGGGCGTTTGAAAATGCGTGAACAGAGAGGGAGAAGATCGGTATCCCATGTCTTATCCAAGGAGACAAGCAGGTCGTTAATCTCTTTCTGCGTGGTTTCGCTAAGAGGTGTTATATCGCGCTCTGGCTGGCGTTCTGCTGCAAAGTTGATACCTTCTTCGCCCTCGGTATTAACGTGGTCGATGGCGGCATCCAGACGCTCACGGCGCGGCCAGTATTTTGCTGCCTGCTTCACGACCGTCTTGAGGATCATCTGTTCTTCATCGGTGACCCATGGACACTTTTTGCTGTTGTCAGATTTGTACTTCTTCCACGCCTCTGAGCGGTCACGGATGGAGTAGATGGCATCGATGCGCATCGTATGGGTGAGGTAATCACCATCGTCGGTTTTTACTGTTACATACGCGCCTACAATGTCCCCGCGCTGCTCTTCGGTATCGAAGTCGTTGTAGATATGGATGGGAGGTTTATCGAGCCCCTCACGCCGGAACTGGTCGTTTCTGCGAACAATTGCCGACTGACACCATTTGATGGCGCCAGACTGCTGCGCGATGTGCATCAGGCCCATGTAACTGATGTCGAGGCAAATAGCCCCTTTACGCGGTACCAGGTAAGCCAACTTCTGAGCTGGGTTTAGCGAAATACCGATGGCCGCAACGTTGATGATCGCGTTCTGCGTGCTGGTCTGGTTCTGGAATGCAACTTTCGCGAGGTAGTCGTTGTTCTGAAATAGCTGGATGGCGAACTGACTTTCCTTCGCCCACACCATCCGCTCGTCAGTGGCCGCCTTAATGAAAAGCGGCTCCTGTTGTTTGACGAAATCAACAAGGGTTAAGCTCATAGCCCCTCCTTAAAATGGGCAGGTTGGATGAAGGCGATCCCACTCTTCTTCGGCGCGGTCGTAACAGATGCGTGTGACATAGTCGTTATAGGCTTCCTCTGCCTTTTCACCGACTAGTGCCATTTGCGCTTCTTTTGGGAGAAACAGGCTACTCATTTGCAGAGCATATTTCGGGAACATGGCGATCAGTTCTTTCGCCCGGTCGTCGATCCACTTCACTTTCTCGTCGTTGAGCTGCTGCTCAACCCAGCGTCGATCTTCGATTCGGTCGTAAGTGAGGTATGCGTTCATGGTTGCCTCAATATTTGATGTGCGCGTCCTGCACTTTGCCGCCAGCGAGCGCCAGCATTGCTTTCTGCGCGAATTCTTCTGGGATGCCCTGAGCTATAAGGTCGGCGATGACGCGACGGTTGACGGTGCGACGGTGCTCTTTGTCTGCGGTGCGGCGCGCTTCTTCTTCCGCTTTACGCTGCTCTTCAGCCAGACGAGCGGCTTCTGCCTCTTCCAGGCGGCGGCGCTCGGCGGCAACGGCTTCTTCTTTTTCACGTCGTGCACGCTCTTCCGCTTCCTTCTTCTCACGTGCTGCACGCTGCTCCGTTTCAATGCGCTGGCGCTCCGCAGCTTCAGCACGCGCTTTCTCTTCAGCTTCACGGCGCGCTGCGGCTTCAATCTCTGCTTTGTGCTTCGCTTCGGCATCGCGGCGGGCTTGTTCTGCTGCTTCGCGCTTAATGCGCTCTTCGTGCTCACGCCGAGCCTGTTCCGCCTGGCGGCGCTGCTCTTCGCGGTCACGGTCAAACTTGTCATTCATCAGCAGAGCCATTTCGTGGTCTGCCTCGATCTGCGCGGCGAGCTGGTCATCGAACATCTTGTTCATCACCAGCGCCTCTTCGTGCATGGCGTTCCAGGCTTCTTCCACCCGGATTCGTTCCTGCTCGGCTTCCCATTCAGTGAGTGGCCGGCGCACTTCATCTTTCAGCGCTTCCAGGCGCTCACGCACAATGCGGCGGCTTTCGTCGATCTGCTTAGGCAGGGCTTTAAGCTCAGCAACCAGATCCTTGCCCGCGTTGTCGATGTAGGTTTTGGAACGGGCAACCTTATGCGCCATGGATGCGATAGCGTCTCGGCCTTTGCGGGTCGACACATCCGGCACCAGGCTGCGAGCTTCTTTCTCGATCGCCTCAATAATCGGGTCGAGCTGCTCTTTGGTGGTGAATACCGCCATTGCGTTCTGTTTCTCAATGACGACTAAATCCGTTACTTCGCTCATGGTTTCTCCTGAAATTTGGATGTGCAGATCCCGCCCGCGTAATGCCAGGCCGATCGGTTGAATAGGGTGGTTGGTATCAGTGAACCATCGGCTCGCCGCGCTCATTCAGCAGCACAACGACGGATTCGCTTTTGATGATGGTTTTTTCGAAGATGTTGAAGGCGTACAGGCCTTTCTCAACGTTCGCAGAGGCGCGATAAGTTTTGCCGTGGTGTTGCAGCATCGTGCCAGGTAAAACCTCGCTACGTGGCACTGATGCGGTGCCATAGTGCATTCCGATCATACCTTCACCTCAACCTGTTTCAGGAGGCCAGCCAGCTTCATCTGCCAGCGGTTAAGAGTCAGCTTTTCACGCGGGTTCGATACCGACGTCAGCTGCCACTCGTTATCGTTGAGCTTTTTGGCGGTGTACTGCTTGCCGTTGTGGGTGACTGTCATGATGCCTCCCGGGCGCGGAGCATTGCGTCAGCTATCTGGTATGCTTCGGTAGCCGTGCGGTCATCGCTACACAACCAGTCAGGATTCGCTAATCGACCCTGCATAGCCTTAGCTGCGAAGTAATCGCGCAGCGTCATGCCGCCAGAGCTGACTTCGAAACCATGTAAGTGACCAACTTCGTCGCGCTCCACGATAGAATCACACGGGAAAGCGCGCCCTCCAGTTTTATTGCTCATAAATCCTCTTAGCCTTATCGCGGCGAACGGAACGTTAAATAATACTTCTGCGCTAATGGGCGGTGGATGGCCGCCAGTTGTCATAAATGGGCAGACTCGAAAATCTGCCTATGTATGGCCGATAAAAAACCCGCCGGAGCGGGTCTATTCAGTTGGTGGTTCAGGCAATGGCATCCAATGGGTTACTCTGGCTCTTCTGTTTTGACTGTCGCCATCACTAACCCGCCAAATCCCTTTATTTGACAGCCACCCCATGAACTGATAACCCTCATCATCAATGTCGTTATCGCCATATTGACCGAAACATAAGACATCGGCCTCGTCATCTGGCACCCGATCACCGCACTTTACCCATCCCATAGACTTACCCTCTGTCGTTACCCGCTGATGCGGGAGAAATGCTTTGGTGCTGGCTCCCCACAATGAAGCAGGGAAGGCCGTCGTCGCCTTGGTGAGCCATTACCTCACCAACTAGCTGATAACCGTCTGCCAGCCCAAAGCACTCACCAAAAACCCCGACATCGCCGGGGTTTCCGAAAGCATTTGTGGTACCGATTATTTGTGAGCGATATAGCTTTGCCGTCGCATAGAAGCTCCTTTGTTGCGTGGGTTGATTCAGCACAGCCCACTCAGATTCGAATGGACTGGAATAAATCTTTTCTTTCGCTTTGCCATAATTGCCGCTCTTCCTGAGCCCGCCTATGGTCCGACGCATGGTTTACTGTCGCGCCGTTCGACTGACCGAATCTCCACTTCGCCGCTGGCTAACTTCGCTCAGCTGTCGATGTTTCGTTTCGATGGACTTATTAAAAACCATAGTTGTTTTATCGTCAACAACAATAGTTGTATTAATGATTGCATTGGTTTTATTTGGTTGTTTTTTAACGTAATTTATTTTTAGCTCCGATGATGGTATGTTTAAAAAAACATCAGGAGGTGGCTATGGAACGTGATGGATTTGCAGACGACAGAATGGCTTTCATGGCTGGAGAGGTTGGGTGCGTAGTATTCGAGCTGGTTTACAACGGGATTGAGATTAACAAGGACAACATTGTGGGATTTCTGGAAGGGAAGCGTAAAGCCGTCGGGAACGTGATCCACAAGGGGATGCTACGAGATGCGGCTGAGATGGTGCGGAAGGGCAAATAAAAACCCGGCGCGGTGTCCGGGTTTATGGTTTTTTTAGGTAAAGATTTAATAAAAATGAAATTACAGGCATTGCGATTGACAATAAAAGAATCCCTAACATCCAAATCTTTAGGCTGCTAACTTTAACATCCACAAAATCTTTTCCAGCCTTGCTAGATAATTTCTCGTCAATATCAACAAGTTTTTGAAGTATCGTAGACACATCTGTTTTTGTGTCTGAGGAGTTTTTTGTCAGTTCGCGAATATCTGTTCTGGCTTCGGACAGATTTGTTTTGATGTTTTCTACATCAGCTTCAAGTTTCGCCACTCTTGCTTCTAGCATGTCATCCCCCCCACCTCCACCATCCCGACGCTGAATGCTGGAAGTTATGTCACTTATAAATGGTACAACATTATCACTACTTGCCATTTTTTTCATCACCAGTATTTGGAATCGTATTTTGGTTTACCCACAAAAAAACTGTATCAGCATCAATATGTAGAGTGTTCCCGCATTTATTACAAATTAGAGATATGTAGTACATGTCGGCAGAGTCTGAGTATAAGCTATTGTTTTTAAATATATTTACGCGTTGAGAGAAATTTGACTCACCTGGCGTATCGCTGGCAATCTGTATTTGTGGCACCGAGAGATTCGAATGACCACAAAGACGACATGTTACATCAATCTTATTTTCTACAATGAAGTCCAAGAGAACCTTGAGAGTAATTATTTTAAATTGGTCTTTCTTGTCCATGATGAATTCCTAAAGTATAGATGGCGGCTTTTAGTCACTCGACGGAGGAATCAGATCGCACCAGCCGCAGTTTCGTCTCTACAGCTTGTTGTACGCTATAGACTCATGGATCAGCGCTTTTCCCATGATGTAGAGTTGGTCCTGATTCTCTTCTGTTACATACCAGTCTTTGTATGCTGGGTTGTCTGAAAGTACGGCTAATTGTAGGCCCTGCATTTGCAGGCGCTTGACATGGAAGTGTTGCCCAAAGACAAATGCATATACCCCGTCAACCTTGAAGTTCCTCACGGAAACATCAAAGAAGAGGCGGTCACCAGACTGAATCGTAGGGCACATGCTGTCACCGTCTACAGTCATCACCTTCACATCGTGCTGTGCGCGATTGCCGAAGAGGGAGCGGGCGTGTTCGTTTGTGAACTCAATAGCATGCAGAACTTCTACAAACTCAGAAATCATGAATGAACCTGGCCCCGCACTGACAGTGAGGTCGAGAACGTCTACGCGGAATACGTCCGAAATTGCATTAGTTAATAAAGCTGCCCCTGGCTTCCCGTCATTAAGCATCACCCCTTCTCCAGAGCTGAGCCAATCAGGCATTACCCCGAGCGCGTTAGCAATTTCCACAAGCTTGGTGGTCTGGCTGGCTTTTCCTGTTTCAATTTTCTGAATGGCCGCCTGGCTAACACCGACGAGATCCCCGAGTGCCTTTTGTGTTAGGCCTCGTGCCGCGCGCGCCTCTTTAAGTCTTCCAGCAAGTGTCGTTTTCATAAGGTCAAATGTACAACCGTGGTTTTATTTCATCAAACGAAAATGGTTGTTGACTAAATACAACCATAGTTTTATTCTTCTTTCATATTCACTACGGAGGTTGTTATGAACCCAACCATTAAAACCGCTATCACCATCGTCGGGTCTCAAAAAGCCCTTGGTGAAGCGTGCGCAGTGTCGCAGCAGGCGGTTTACAAGTGGCTACACAACAAAGCGAAGGTTTCTCCGGAGCATGTGAACAGCATCGTAAAAGCAACTGGTGGTGAGATTCAGGCATACCAGATTCGCCCTGACTTGCCGACGCTGTTCCCGTCACCGGCCGACAACAATGCCGCCTAACCGGCGGCCCTAACCACGAAAGGGAAAGCAATGCATTCACTTGCGTATCAACACAATACCGGAATACACCCCGGAGCGGTGATAAACCGCGCTCAACCTAAGGCGGCGCCGGACCACGAAAAGATCCGCGATGCGGTCCGTGCATGGTCGTCGGCGCTGGACAATCAGGACGTCGTTTCGGCGTTGATCATCAACGAATACCGGGAGCAGGGCGGGACCGCCATCAGCTTTCCGGAAGACATCAGCCGGGCGCGCCAAAAGCTGTTTCGCTTCCTGGATAACCGTTTCGACTCTGAGCAGTACCGCGAGAACGTGCGCCAGTTGACGCCGGCAATCTTGGCCGTCCTGCCGCTGGAGTACCGCAACCGCCTTGCGCCACAGAACGACACGATGTCGCTGATCGCCTCCGCGATGAAAGAGTGTGCCGAAGCTAAACAGGCTGTCCTGCTGGACGCTCCAGAACATCAGAAGCTGAAAGAGGTAAGCGAGGGTATAGCGTCGCTGTTCCGCCTCATGCCGGAGCAGGTAGGGCCGCTGATGACGATGGTTACGTCGATGCTGGGGGTTATGTGAGAACTACAGAAATGGCGAAAGCCGCGGTGCGCTAACACCAACGGCTTTCAGGTGCAATAAACGTCAGTCAATTGCGAGGCAATTATGCCAAGTAAATCGAAGAGAGTAAACAAACCGGAGGTAGCACGTGAGCATGTCACTTATGGCGAAAGCAATGGGGGTCAAAGTGGGAAACTCACTGCGTAAGCTCGTCCTGATTAAGTTGGCCGATAACGCCAACGATAAAGGCGAATGCTGGCCTTCGTATCAACATATCGCCGACCAATGCGAATGCAGCAGAACGGCTGTTCGTAACCATATTGATGCGCTTGAAGAAATGGGGCTTATCAGGCGTGAGAACCGTGTTGGCGTCAACAACGGAAAAGGTAACACGTCAAATGTGTATTACCTGAAATTAGATGCCACCCCTATGCCATTAAATTGCACAGGGGTATGCCACGAAGAAGCACACCCTATGCCATCTGATTGCACACCCCCTGTGCCACCAGATGGCACCAGAACCAGTCACTCTTTTGAACCAGTCACTGAACCTAACTCTCTCTCTGGGCGCGATGGTTTTATGAGCGAAGCCGCTAAGCGGCGGATCGGGATTTCACCAAACGGGGAGATTCCATTCCCGCCCCTGTTTAAGCCGTCGGCAGATCACATTGCTATGGCTGCCGAGAAGGGGGTGAGCATTGAAACTGAGCTGCTGAACTTCCGGGACTATCACCTTTCCCGCGGCACGCAGCTAATCGACTGGAATTCGGCTTTCAGAGTCTGGATCCGGAATGCCAGGGTTAACCCGCTGGCTAAGCGTAGTCGTGCCGAGCAGGAAACGCCTCACTGGAACAGCCGCGAGGGATGGGAGGACTTCCTGTGAACAATCAGATTATGCAAGCCGTAAACGGCCGTGATGGTGCGCTACTTTCCAGAATGGCGAACGGAAGTACCGACCAGCAGAAGGTTATCAACCCTGAGGCTGAGGGGCTTGTTGATTCTCTATTTCGGCAGCTGAAGCAGATTTTCCCTGCGTCTACGCAGACAAACCTGAAAACTGACGCAGACGAGAAAACGGCAAAGCGTCAGTGGATCGCAGCGTTTTCAGAGAATGGGATCCGCACCCGCGAACAACTTTCCGCAGGTGTACGGCATGCCCGCGCCAGTGAATCACCCTTCTGGCCTTCTCCGGGGCAATTCATCAAATGGTGCAAGGATAGCGGCACGGTACTTGGCATTGGCCTGGCTGATGTGATGAATGAGTTCCATCGGTATAGCCGCGAAAAAGGGCTGCATACCGGCGGAGCAGAAGCTTTCCCGTGGTCTCATGACGTCATGTACTGGATTGTGACCGATACGCGCAGAGCGATGTACCAGCGCCAGCTGAGCGAGGCTGAAACTGAAAAATACGCGTCAAAAAAACTTGAGGAATGGGCGCTGAAAGTTGCTGGTGGGGAAAAAATACCATCCCCCGTCCTGGCGCTCGAGAATTCTGATGAAGTGATCCCGACAAATCACGTGAGCCGTCAGGCCGGTTATCACCCGGAAGGAAAAAGCTTCGGGTGCATGCCAAATGCGGCGACTCTCGGCGCTCTCACCCCGGCCCAATGGCTTTGGGAAGAGTATCAGCGCGGGAAAGAGAGAGGGCTTATTCAATGAAAGGCAAGCAGGCAATTCTGCGTTATCTCGAAACGCACCGGACCTTCACCGCGAAGGATGTGGCCACAGAGTGCGGCATGACCATCAACTGCATCACGAAGAACGCCATCGATCTGGAGCGGGCCCGCAAGATTGTCCGGGTGAGCAAGGTCTGGCGAACGGTGACTTATCGCCTGGCGACGCCGGAAGAGCAGGCTGGAACCGCGCGCAGTTGCACCAACGGAATATTTCAGGAGTGCCGGAAAAGCCCGGCGATGAAGCGAGTATTGATGGTTTGGGGGAGGGTAGGGGTATGAGCGAATGGAGTGATTATCGCTGGATGGTTAGGACCATGGCGAAGGGTAACGGTGTAACGCTCATCAGCATCGCCAGGCACTGCGGCGTATCGAACAGGAAACTTAATCAGATTCTCCAAACCGGGCCATCCAAAGAACAGGAAGAACTCATAGCCGAAGCTCTGGGGTGCGCAGGGTGTGACCTTGCGGAAATCCACAGGCAAATTGGCGAGTTATCAGACAAGTACGGGAGGGCATGGGTATGAAAATTTACATCGCAGGACCAATGACGGGTTACGAAAACTACAACCGTCCGATGTTTAACGCAGTAGCACAGCAGATGTTATCAGGTGGTCATGTGGCATTAAATCCGGCCACGCTCCCGGATGGTTTATCTCAGCGTGAGTATATGGACATCTGCCTGGCGATGCTTCGCTGCGCCGACGCCATTCACATGCTGCATGGGTGGCAAGAGTCGGAAGGTGCCGTCGCTGAGCATGCCATGGCTAAAAAGCTGGGAATTAAAATTTCTTACCAATTTGAAGGAGCTGCCGCATGAAACCAACATACGAAGAGCTGGAAGCAAAATGCGCGGCGCTGGCTGCGGAGAATGCGGGGCTGAAGTCGTTCATTTCTCAGAGCTGTTATTCATATGATGGCGATGGTAGCGACGTTTGTGATTCTTACGTCAATGCTGAGGAGTCGCAGATGTTCCCGAAAACCCCAGCTACCGAAGCTTTCCTGGCTGGAGTGCAATCAAAAGCTCGCGAAGAAGGTGCTTACTTTGTTGCTAATCGAATGCTTGCTGCATGGGATGCCGGATTTATCGACGACACCGCAAGGAACGCTGCGGACATCGCACGAATGATACTAACTTCCACAGAGTTTATGGCTGACGCGCCAGAGGGGGATTTCGACCGCTCGTTCGCTGATGGAGTACTCGAAGACATAGCTGTCCAACTTCGCAAGGAGGCCGCCCAATGAGCGCTACCCTAAAAGAATGGCTACTAAAGACAATCGCGGAGCTTGAAGAAGAGCGCGATTCTATGCCCGGCGTTGTAAACGAAGATGCGGCCAATGCGCTTGCTGCGATGAAGTTAGCGCTGGCATCGCTCGAAGCGGAGGCTGTTGGCGAGGTCGTCCTTGGAGAATATGACGATTGCGGATGCCACCCGGAAGCAAGGGTGGTGTGCATAGCCGCTGATGGTCAGGCTGATTGGGAAAACTTCAAGGATGGAACTCGCTTGTACTCTGCCCCGCCAGCGCCGGTATCTGTGCCAGATTTGAAACCAGTTGGTTTTTTATTCGTGGCCGAAGATGGAGCAGTTGCTTATTCTCCGACTGACTGGCCAATGGAGGGGTTTAATCTCATCGGTCAGATTTACGGTGATTTGAACGCCAGCCGCGCCGCCATGCTTCAGGGTTCCGAACCTGTAACGACGACTAACAAGTTGCCAGAAGAAACCGATTCATCTTTGCAATTGCGTAATCTCATCCGTCAGCGCCATGCTGAGTGGTCACAGGCCACGTTCGGTGATGTTGGTCCTGTCGGCCCGCTCAAGCATCTGTCGAAAGAGGCACTCGAAGCAGCAGAGGAACCTGATGATCTCAGTGAGTGGGCTGACATGCAGTTCTTGTTATGGGATGCACAGCGCCGCGCCGGTATCAGCGATGGTGAAATTACAGCAGCGATGGAAGAAAAGCTGAAGGTGAATATGGCGCGCCAGTGGCCAGAGCCGAAAGACGGCGAGCCGCGACTGCATATCAAAGCAGCACCGCAGCTGGAGGCTAAAAATGTCTAATTTGAAGCCAGGCAATGTTTATATTGAAATTTCTCATAATCAGGCTGGAGGCCTTTCACTCTGCGTAGGCAATGACGATGGTGGATATCGAATCTCCGGCGTCAAGGTTGGCGGATGCGAAACTCTGAAGTGCTTTGAGGTTAATGCCGAGGAGCTAATCGCGCAGATTCGTGAGCACGCGAAAAAGGCAGCCGCAGAGCCTGAGTATATCGACGAAATCGCTATTCAGGCAGGAATTGACCCAGCCGTTGCTGATGCTTACATGCAGGGATATCAAGACGCTGAAGCGCGGAGAGCTGAGCAGCAGGATGCAAACTGATGTGATATAAAACCCCTTCATGGTGGAGGGGTTGTTTATGTCAGAATATGAGAAGCTGTCAGAAGACCTGTATCGGGAGGCGTGTCGAATTGTTGGGGAATGCTGCTTGATGCTTGCCAGCAATGATGCGGAAACAAACAGAGGCCAGTTAGTTCACGAGTTAAAACGGCTTCACTGGGAAATCATGAAGAGCACGGATGAATCAAATCTGCCGATTTTGCTGGCCATAGAAAGGCTTGCTACCAGCGAGGACTGGAAGAAGCCATACCTTGGATGATGCCTAACCCATTCGAAGCAGAAAGGCTGTAAGAAAAAATAGCAAACTATTTTAACTCATTGATATATACACATGTTTTACAATTTAACTGCTTCTTTTCCTCTTTCTTGGTGGTACATTCATTTGGCGATGTAAAACCAACAGGAGGCGTTATGAGTATCGATCAACTTTGCATGAAACAAGAGTGTTGGGCATTGGAGATGCTTGGTAGGGTTGGCGCTTTAACACAGTGCCCTCATCATGAGAGCACTTATGTTGATGAGGGCATAGAAGAGTCCGACATCTACAAATACGCTGCTGGAGCTTATAAAAAAAGCAATGGTGGTCATCCATTTGAAAATTTTAAAGAGATGACTGATGCCGTTAAAGCCGCATACGAAGAGCACGGTGGAAATGATGTTTGCCCGCTGTGCTTTAAACGCGTGGACGACTAACTCATTGGCCTCTCCGGAGGCCTTTCTCTTACGTTGATTTTGTTGAATCAACCGTCCATAATCATGTCATCGGAGCCTGAACAACTCCGGTGACTTCTGCGCATTTAAGGGGACTTAAATGCGACCACAATCTGAACTCCTCACCTTGTCACAGATGCTTAACGGCACCTGCGATTTTCTGCATTCTGCGTTACCTCTCGGAGGTGGCGTATGATTCTCCCTAAAGACGGCATCAAGCTACACCGTGGAAACCTTGGCGCTATCACTCAGCATCTGAAGCCCCTCCTCGAAAACGGTGAATGCTTCCGGCTGCAGCTCAAAGACTGGCGAGAGAAGAGAAGCCTTTCTCAAAATAGCTTGAGCCACGTTTGGTACAAGGAAATAAGCGACTACCTGATCAAGTCTGGGCGCACTGACGCCACGCCTGCATGGGTAAAGCGCAACCTCAAAAAGACCTATCTCGGTTATGAAGAGGTTGAATACACCGACTTCGTGACCGGAATTAAGACGATTGAATTAGAGCTGCGCCACACGTCCGATCTGGACACTGGCGACATGCACCATTTCATGTGCCAGGTGGAAGGCTGGTGCGCTCAGTTTGGCCTGGTGCTCACAATCCCTCAAAGCAGCGAATTTCAGGTGCTGCGCGATAAGCAGGAGGCCTGATGTCTACTCCACTTTCCCGCGTCATCACAAACGAAATATTCCGCGTTCCGGCGCGCCGCCAGCGTAAGCCTGCGGTTGAGCCGTCCGATATCCCAACACTGAAGGGCTACACCGCCCGTCTGGTGGATCAGAAATGGCTGCGTCTAGCGGCACGGAGGGCGTTCAAATGATTAAGCTGCATGAGCTTAAAAACATCCTCCACTATGACCCTGAAACTGGAGTTTTTACCTGGAAGGTCAATAGAGCGACAGTGAAGGCTGGGCAGCGCGCTGGCGGAATTAATGGTGGTGGATACAGAAAGATACGCATTAATAACAAATGGTATCCGGAACATAGGCTGGCGTGGTTCTACATCCATGGCGTGTGGCCAAGCAAGGAGGTTGACCACATAAATCATGTAAGAAATGACAACCGCATTGAAAATCTTCGTGACGTATCAGCCAGATCGAACAAAGGGAATTGTACAAATAACACCTCTGGCTTTGTCGGGGTTTTTTACCACAAAGATATGAGTCGCTGGTGTGCAGGAATAAAGATTGATGGCAGATCGAAACACCTGGGCACATTTGATAATCCGAAAAGAGCGTCTCTTGCGTATCGATTAGCAAAACACTGGTTGGAGGTTGGATTATGAAGCCAGCCCGCCGCAAGTGCGCCCATAAAGCTTGTCGCCAGTGGTTCCACCCGGTCCGCGACGGGCAGGTAGTTTGCTCATTCGAATGCGCCAGCGCGATCGGCAAAGAACAGACCGCAAAAGCCCGTGAAGCTGCTAAGCAGAAGGAAGCGCAGCGCCAGCGCACCGAAGAGAAGGCAGGACGCCAGCGTCGCAAGGCCAAGCGCGAGTCATTCAAGACTAAAGCTCAGTGGGATAAAGAGGCCCAATCGGCCTTCAACCGCTACATACGGATCCGGGACGAGGGAAAAGAATGCGTCAGCTGCGGCAATCCACTCATCGGCAAGAGCAATTACCTAACAGGCAGCGCCATTGACGCCAGCCATTACCGTTCGCGCGGCGCTGCATCGCATCTCAAATTCAACGTGTTTAACGTCCACTCCGCTTGCACCCGCTGCAACCGGCAGTTGAGCGGCAATGCTGTCGAGTACCGGATCCGTCTGATTGAGCGTATCGGACAGGAACGTGTCGAGCGCCTTGAATCTGATAACGATCCGCGCCGCTTCGATATCCCATACCTTCAGCGCATCAAATCCATTTTCACACGCAAAGCCCGCGCGCTGGAAAAACGCCGGGCACGCCGACAGGAGGCCGCATGAACCACGCCGATTTCCTGCGGTACCAGGCAGAAAGCGTTAAGCGCGCCAGCATGCCGCCAGTAGCAAAGCACAGCCAGACCAAAACCAATCAGCCACAGAAGGAAGCCGCGTAATGAGAAAGCTCACACCAATTTACACCATGGTTAACTTTGTCGATGACGCCCATTTCCGGCGTGTCTGGAAGCATCCTAAGAAGACCATCACAACCAAGCAACGAGCCTGGGTGCAGTACATGATGTCAGTGTGGGGCAGAATTAATCGCGGCGATGACTCACCAGCTGGCGCTGTTAACGTTATTGGCCGCCTGATGATCCGGACTCAATGGAATCCTGATATGGGTGGACACATCGAGAGAATGGTCAACTGGCTTTATAGCGACGAGGGGGGGGCGCTCAGAGGTGAGGAACTCTATAAGAAAGCTCGCGAACTGGTCATCCCTCAATCCTCTACCAGCAACATCATCGCTCTCGCCAAAGAATCAGATGATGCAGCGTTCGTTGAAAAGGTGATGGTCAAGTTATTCCACCGTGAAAGCCCAGTCCGCGATTACGCCATTAAACGATACTGCGAACGCAACTGCACGCAAGATATCGCCAGGAAGATGCACCTGATCACCGGATTAGATATCCAGGCTTGCCGCCGCCGGGTTGTCTGGTGTGAAAAAGTATTCGAAGCAGAATTTTTCTATGCAATGAAGCGCGAAATGGAGAATGAGATTTCTCTAATTGCTGCTTAAATGAAAAATATTTCTCAAATAACTTGATTTGGCGAAATAGAAGTGTATATTTTCAGGTATGCTCGGACGTCAAAGGCGAAAGAGCGGAGTGGTGAGATAACAGAGGCGGTGCTCACCATTGATACCGCCTAGTTGGTAACTTCGACGGTTCGTCTGGAACTCCAACCATCGCAGGCTGAGAGGTCTGCTGACACTACGGAAAGACGTGTAGGCTAGCTGAGATAAGCCGTTATGAGGACTTGGGATGCGTCAAGTCGGAGGCTCAGCCATAGAGCCGCATATAAACATCAAGCCACTGGTTAACGCCGGTGGCTTTTTATTTGCCTGTAGCTCAGAGGAAAGAGCAACCGCCTTCTAAGCGGTTGGTCGCTGGTTCGAATCCAGCCAGGCGAGCCAAACCCAGCCAGGGTATTTACGGCCAGAGAGCCGACATTGCCTTACCCTCACATTGCCAGCCTGTCGCTGGCTTTTTTATTTTCAGGCTCCGGGAACCATCATCGACACGCCTACTTGTTAAATCGTCCCGAGGGCCTGAACCAACTACACACGGAATAAATATGTCTGAGACCTTCACTATCGTAGGCGTTGGTCTTACATCGTCATCAGTCGGTGTAACCTTTGCCACGCTGTTTCCGGAGGCGACTCCAGCAGTGATGCTCGGATCACTCGCCGGAACTGCGCTATACGTTCTGACCTCAGATCCCCATCAACTCTGGAAGCAGGCTATCTTTGCGCTGATATCGTTTATCAGTGGCGTGTTCTTCTCCGTGCCCATGGCGAAAATCATGGCCGGAATCATCAACACGCCGTTAAGCCTGATGAAGCCACCGGCCAGCATTGAGGTATCGCCAGCTGTCGGTGCAATTGTCACTGCTTCCATTTCCGTGGCAGTCCTGCTGCGTATTCTCCGCAAATCCAAAAGCGGGAAGATGCCGGGGCTGGGGGAGGAAGATAAATGACATGGCAGCTTCTTCTGATGGATGCAAACGCCATAGTTTGCCTTTTAATCATGGTCAGGCTGATGTTTTTCCGGAAAGAGGGAAAGCGTCATCGCCTGAGTGTCGCGGTACTGGCCTACCTGGTCATACTTGCCGCCGGATTCAACGCCTTCAACATTCTGCTCGGCCATTACGTACAGGTTAACCTCGGCGATTTGCTGCTTAACTCCGTCATCTGCATGGCGGTGTGGCTGGCACGCGGGAACCTGGCGAAGGTCGTCATTACGGAATAGCCATGACCAAAGACGATATCTTTAATACCATCCTCGGCAAAGAGGGCGGTTATGTTGATCACCCGAATGATAAGGGCGGACCAACGAACTGGGGAATTACTCAGGCAACTGCCCGCGCGCATGGTTATACCGGTGATATGCGAAACCTTACACGTGAGCAGGCTCTGGCGATCCTTGAGTCTGATTACTGGTATGGCCCGCGCTTTGACCAGGTGGCAGAAGTATCCCCTTCCATTGCCGCCGAACTTTGCGATACCGGTGTGAACATGGGGCCATCGGTGCAGGTTAAATGGTTCCAGCGCTGGTTGAACGTTTTCAATAACCAGCAGCAGTTCTATCCGGATCTGATCGCCGACGGGCAGATCGGCCCACGTAGCATCAGCGCGCTGAAGTCCTTCCTGGCGAAACGAGGCGGCGAAGGAGAAATCGTATTGCTTCGTGCACTGAACTGTAGCCAGGGCCAGCGGTATCTTGAGCTGGCAGAACAGCGGCCGGCTAACGAATCATTCGTTTATGGCTGGATGCGCGAGCGGGTGAACCTATGACGACGCTCAAATCAGTACTGGCGGCAATCGGAGTTGCGATCCTGATGGTGCTTGGTGCGTTTGGTGTGGGCCGTTTTCGCGGGCGTGAAGAGGCTGAAGAAAGAGCCGATCAGCAGCGCACAGAAGAAAAGGCCTCGGCCATTGAGTCAGCAGCCGAACGCCGGGTAGAAGCAACGAAAGAGGCCAGCAATGTACAGCAGAATGTTAACCGCATGCCTGATGACGATGTTGATCGCGAGCTGCGTGACACGTGGAAGCGTCCCGGTGGTGGTTGATACAGCCTGTGACTGGGTAAAGCCAATCTACCTGACTGATAAGGACATCGAAGTTCTGGACCGCCAGACGAAAAAAGACATCCTGGCGCATAACAAAGCGTGGCAAGCGAACTGCCATAAGGCGAAATAATGCACCTAATATTTATCCTCTTGTCGATATGGCTCTGTCGGCAACGTGAGGAATATTACTGGCATCAAGTCAGTTTCGATCTCTCATTGCCGATGCTAGAAGCTAAGCATCTGGCACGCAGTAAGGGGCTGCGTTGAGATAAGAGCCAATTCATTACAGAAGCTCTTCACTGAGGGGCTTCGATAATGATCTGTGTAACCCCGCAAGGATGGTGATCACATCTTGCTGACGGGTAAGCCGTAAGTGGCTAAGCACTTCTGAGAAGCAGGGCAACAGCTGCGACACGTGGAGAACGAAATGACTACCGTTTACAGAATCACAATCACCAAAAAATCCAAAGAGTCTTTTACGGGGTTCATGACCCGCAGCCAGCCTGAGATCGTCAATGGCTATGTCGCTCTGGCAATGGATGACGGCAAATGGCGCTACTTCAGCCAGGACAGCATTGATGACTTCCTGTTTGAGCCTGTAGAGCAACCAGCAGAACAAACGACGGAGTAATCCATGGCTAACGATGACGAGCGCAGGCCTTATCCGCCAGTTAACTTCATCGCCTCCGACAACTGGCAGCCATACACCCGGCTCATTCCCGCCAATGAAGTGCATGAGTGGGTAAGCCGCCAAATCCTCAGCGATACCGGCAGCATCCATAACCCTGACCACGAACACTTGGTTGAGGCCGATCTCTGCTTCATGTGGGCGTCTGACTCATTCGCGAAGAAAGGACGGTATGTCCTTGGGCAGGCCGAACAGGTAATGCTCCGCGCCGGTGGTTGGCAGAAAGCCAGAATGGAACAGCAGATGCATGAATGGTTCGGTCGAATTCCGAAGTTCATCATCACGCTGGCGGCCGATTACTGCTCACAATGCAGTGACCTCGAGTTCTGCGCTCTGGTGGAGCATGAGCTTTATCACATTGCCCAGGCCACGGATGATTTCGGCGCGCCGAAGTTCAACAAAGAGACCGGGCAGCCATTGCTCACACTGCGCGGCCACGACGTCGAAGAATTCACTGGTGTAGTACGTCGATACGGCGCCAGCAAAGAAGTGCAAGAGCTCGTTGATGCTGCCAATGCGCCAGCAGAAGTAGCTCACATCGATATAGCCATGTCATGCGGGACGTGCATGTTAAAGCTGGCATAGACTTTATTAGGATTGTCATGGAGGTAACCGATGGCAGCATTATCGACAGAGGTTAAAGCCTTCATCGTTCAATCGCTCGCCTGCTACGAGCCGCCAGTAAAAGTCATTGAGCTTGTAAAGGCTGAATACGGCATCGATGTCTCGCGGCAGCAGGTGTCGCAATATACGCCCGGCAACGCAATGGCGGCCAAGTTGAGCCAGAAGTGGATTGACCTGTTCAACGCCACCCGTAAACGATTCCAGAATGAGATCGCCGACATCCCGATCGCAAATAAAGCGTACCGTTTGCGCGTTCTCGACCGAATGGCGACCAATGCTGAAAAGATGAAGAACTACGGCATGACCTCTCAACTTATCGAGCAGGCCGCCAAAGAAATGGGCGATGCCTACACCAATCGCCAGAAAGTCGAGCATACAAGCCCTGATGGCAGCATGACTCCGCAGCCGACAATCATCCAGCTACTCCCCGTTGAGCCCAAATCATGAGTAACGCCGTTCAGCTGCCAATCCCCGCAAAGCTTGCGCCACTGTTCACCGCCGTGAATAAGCGTTATCGATGCTCGCACGGTGGACGTGGCAGCGCCAAGACCCGCACATTCGCGCTGATGACTGCCGTAAAGGCGTATCAGTCGATGATGAACGGTGAGAGCGGGGTGGTACTCTGCGCGCGTGAATTCATGAACTCGCTGGAAGAGTCGAGCATGCAGGAGGTGAAACAGGCGATCCTGTCTGTTCCCTGGCTGGCCGCCAACTTTGATATCGGCGAGAAGTACATCCGCACCATCGACAAGAGCGTTAACTACGTATTCTGCGGTCTGCGGCATAACCTCGACAGCATCAAGTCGAAAGCGCGCATTCTGCTGTGCTGGGTCGACGAGGCTGAATCAGTCAGCGAAATAGCCTGGCAGAAGCTGAGCCCAACAGTTCGTGAAGAAGGCTCAGAGATTTGGGTGACGTGGAACCCGGAGCGCGACGGTAGCGCCACTGATAAGCGTTTCCGCAAAGAGGCAGGCGACGACTGCATCACCGTTGAAATGAACTATACGGATAACCCGTGGTTTCCTGACGTGCTGGAAGGCGAGCGACAGAACGATCAGCGCCGCCTCGACCCGGCAACATACGCATGGGTGTGGGAGGGTGCTTACCTCGAAAACTCTGATAAGCAGGTGCTGGCCGGGAAATACCGGATCGCTGAGTTCTCGGAAAATCTATGGAAAGAGGCTGAACGGTTGTTCTTCGGTGCTGACTTCGGTTTCGCCAAAGACCCTAACACGTTGGTTCGATCGTTCATCCTGCACAACCGGCTGTACATCGAATACGAGGCATACGGCCAGCAGACTGAGCTAGACCACATGCCTGAGCTGTACGACACGATTCCCGGATCGCGTGACTGGCCAATCAAGGCCGACTCTGCACGCCCCGAGACAATCAGCTATCTCAAACGGCAGGGATTCAATATCTCGGCTGCTGAAAAATGGCAGGGTAGCGTTGAGGACGGTATCGCCCATCTTCGCGGTTTCGACGAAATCATTATTCACCCGCGCTGCAAGAACGTGGCGCGTGAGGCCCGCATGTGGTCGTACAAAACTGACCGCATCACCGGTGAGGTGTTGCCGAAACTGGCTGATGGTGATGAGCATACGTGGGACGCCATCCGCTATTCCCTTGATGGACATATCAAACGTAAACAGCAGGGTGTCGGCATGATGATTCCGAAACGCCTTCGATAATCAACGGACACGACATGAACGATAAATTACAGTTGGCGGTTAATCACGCGATTAACGACGCCAGGCTTGCTCGCGCCCGCATGGGGATGCTTAACCCTTCGATGGGGCTGGACGCCAAGCGTAATTCTGCGTGGTGCGAATATGGATTCCCTGAGCAGGTCACATACGAAAACCTCTACGCCCTGTACCGGCGCGGTGGTATTGCTCACGGTGCCGTTGAGAAGCTCGTGGGCAAGTGCTGGCAGACTAACCCGGAAATCATTGAGGGTGACGATGCCGACGAGAGCGAAGACGAAACCGCCTGGGAGAAAAAGTCCAGACAGGTATTCACCAGCCGATTCTGGCGCTCGTTCGCAGACGCTGATCGCCGCCGTCTTGTTGGTCGTTATGCAGGCATCCTTCTGCACGTCCGCGATGAAAAAGACTGGAACCTTCCGGTTACCAAAGGGCGAGGGTTGCAGAAGGTTTCCGTGGCATGGGCCGGATCGCTAACGGTGAGCGAGTGGGACACTGGGCTGAACTCGAAGACTTACGGTCAGCCGAAAATGTGGCAGTACGCCGAACGGTTGCCGAATGGTTCAAGTCGCCGCGTCAATATCCACCCCGACCGCGTATTCATCCTTGGTGATTACTCCGACGATGCCATTGGCTTCCTTGAGCCAGCTTATAACGCCTTTGTGAGCCTGGAGAAGGTTGAGGGCGGTTCTGGTGAGTCATTCCTTAAGAATGCCGCGCGCCAGTTGAACATCAATTTCGATAAAGAAGCAAGGCTGGATGAAATAGCCAGGGCTCACGGCGTCGACTACAGCGAACTTAGCGAAATATATGACAAGGTGGCCCGAGAGATGAATATCGGGAATGACACGGTACTCATAACGCAGGGGGCTTCAGTTGCTCCGATTGTGGCCGCCGTGTCCGATCCTGCACCAACATATAACGTCAACCTGCAAACCGCTGCCGCCGGAGTTGATATCCCGACGCGCATTCTGGTTGGCAATCAGCAGGCCGAGCGCTCAAGCACTGAGGACCAGAAATACTTCAATACTCGCTGCCAGTCTCGCCGTGGCGACCTGTCATTCGAGGTTGAGGACTTCTGCGACAAGCTGATCGAATTAAGTATCCTCGATCCGGTCAGTCAGAAGACCGTTATCTGGGACGACCTCAACGCGCAAAGCGACAGTGAAAAACTGGATGCCGCTCAGAAGATGTCGCAAATCAACAGCGCTTCCATCGGCACGGGTGAGCAGGTGTTTACTGGTGAAGAAATTCGCGTGGCCGCCGGGTATGAGGGTTCGCCCGAACCGCTTCCAGAGGTAGATGATGACGAAGAAGAAAGCGAAGTCACCGATACTTCCGGGAAACCTTAAAGACCCGACGGGTGCCGACCGACTTGAGCGCGGGGCGATGAGAGAGTTCGCCAGGCGAATGAAGCGAATTGGCAAGGCGTACAAGGGCATTCTCGACCGCATTCCTGCATCGCCATCAGTAAACCAGCGTTACACCTTCGACCTCGATTCCACCCAGCTATCAATACTCCTCAGCAATGCCTCATTGCTGGTTGATGAGATTTTGGGTGCAGATAACGAGACAGGATTCTGGTTCTGGGCTGATTACGTCAACCCGGCGTATCAGCGCGGCACGGCGCAGGAGTTTGCCAATCTGGCACAGCAGTCAGCAGTGTACGCTGCCGGACAGGAAAGCGTATCGACAATCCTTCTCAGCGAACCGTACCGACGCAGGCTGATTCTGGTTCGCGCTCGCACCTTCGAGGAAATGAAGAACCTCAGCGCCAGTGTGAAAGCAGATATGGCGCGGATACTGACCGATGGACTTGGGCGCGGACAAAATCCAATGGAGATAGCTAAGCGCCTTACTGAGCAGACGGGAATTGAGTCTCGCCGGGCTAATCGTATTGCCAGGACGGAGATTACCACCGCGTTGCGCCGTGCGCGCCTGGACGAAGACGACGAAGCCAGAGAACGATATGGCATTCTCACGAAGCAGATGCACATATCAGCGCTCAGCCCGACGACCCGAAGCACCCATGCCGCGCGTCACGCCCATCTGTATACCGCAGAAGAGCAGCGGGAGTGGTGGGCTAAGGATGCAAACGGCGTGAACTGCAAATGCTCCACGATCGCGGTTATGGTCGATGAAAGCGGCAAGCCATTAAGTGACACCATCATCGATAAAGCTCAGAAAACATTTAACACAATGAAAGCCCGTGGCTACCAATGGGCTAAGGGTTAACTCATGCCAATACAAATTAATGTCACCTCGAAGGTGAACAGTAAGGCCATCCGGCGCGAACAGCACAACGGACGCGAGCACTGGGTTGTTCCTTCCTACACCCTTCCGGCGAACGTGGTCATGAACGGAGGTCTGTATCCGGCCAGTGAGATTGACCAGCACTACAGTGGCCTGGAGGGGACGCTGGCACCGCTTGGACATCCACAGGTCAACGGTCAGTTTGTTTCTGCTTTTAGTCCTGAAGGGCTAAATGTGGGTTACGTCGGGGCATGGAACAAAAACGTCAAGAAGTCCGGCAACCGCGTCTACGTAGAGAAGTGGATCGACACAGAAGTGGCAAAGCGCACGGATGACGGAAAGCGCCTCCTTGAGCGTCTTGAAGCGCTGGAGAAGGGCGAGGATGTTCCGCCAATCCATACCAGCGTTGCCGTATTCCTGGAGGAGCTTGAAGCGAACGATGAGCAGAAAGCTCAGGGGGCTTCATGGGTTGCGAAAATTCACGCGATGGACCATGACGCCATCCTTCTGGATGAGGTTGGCGCAGCTACGCCAGAACAGGGGGTAGGGATGATGGTAAATGCTGATCTTGCCACTCCACTGAAAGCTAATTCCGGCGCTCTGGTGGGGGAAACCTATCGCGAGCGTGAGCGGAGGCTGGAGAAGGCAGCGAAAGATAAATTCGCTCCTGGCGAGAAAGAATACGCCTGGGTGGCTGACTTCACTGACTCGCAAGCGGTAATCATCCTCAACAATGGCGAGCCGAAGGTTTACGGATACAAGTCTGAAGGCGGAAAGATTGTCTTTGATGATACCGGGACAGAGGTTCAGCGCCAGAGTTCATGGGTTGCCGTCGTCAACAAGCTCAAATCATTTTTCACACCGCAGGAACAGCCTGCACCAAACCACAAAACGGAGGGCGACATGCCTTTAACCAAAGAAGAACTGGAACAAATCGGCAGCATGGTTAGCGAGGCCGTCGCCACCAATACCGAAAAGGCTATTAAGCCTCTGGCGGAGAAGGTTGATGCGCTACAGGCCAACCAGGACAAGCTGACCGAAACCCTGACCGCCAACTCCCGCGCCGAAGAGAAATCGAAGCGTGAAGCGGTCGCAAAAGTTCACGGCGAAATCGTGGCCAACGCGCTTTCTGGCGAAGCGCTGGACGCGATGTTCAAAACCATCGGTGAATCCGCGCCGCTGGGCACTAACTCTGCGCAACAGCAGAAAGAAACCGGTGCGCCGAACCCTGACGAATACTTCAAGAAATAAGGAGCCAGACTAATGGCACGTTATCGCCGCGTTAATATCGACGGTCAGTCTCTGTACAAGACCGAAACCCGCGCCGCCGCAGCAGCACTGCTGCCTGGTACGGCTGCTGTCATCAATGGCGACAATCAGTTTGCGCAGGCAACTGCGCTGACCGGTCGCATCTACATCATCGACGTGGCCTACCATCAGGGCTTGAATATCACAGAGGCTGTTCCCGCTGGTGATTCCGCTGTAGGCAACTACGTCGAAGAAGGCCGCGAGATGGCGCTGCTCTGCGTCGCCGGAACCTACGCCAAAGACGACCCGATCAAGCTGGGCGCAGATGGTAAGTTCACGAAGGCAACGGCGGATACCGATTCGGTGATCGGCTACAGCCAGGATGATGCAACCATTGCCGCCAGCACTACCGATTTCATCCGCGTGCGCATGCGCGTTGGCACTGTAGCTGCACCGGCAACCGGCGGCGGCGAGTAAAGGAGAGCAAGAATGTATTTTACCCCCGAAACACTGGCTGCTAACAGCCGACTGCGCGGGCACTGGAATGAGCTGTGGGCCAACCGCAACATTTTCAACCATCATCACGATATGATGGTTAACTCATATCGCCAGAGCATGACCCCGGAAATGCTGGCAGCTAACGCTGTTGGTGGCTTCGCCCGTGAGTTCTGGGCCGAGATTGACCGTCAGATTATCCAGATGCGCGATCAGGAAATTGGCATGGAAATCGTCAATGACCTGATGGGCGTGCAGACTGTGCTGCCTATCGGAAAAACCGCGAAGCTGTATAACGTTTCTGGCGATATCGCTGATGACGTTTCTATCAGCATTGATGGTCAGGCGTCGTATTCCTTCGACCACACGAACTTCGGTTCTGATGGCGACCCGATCCCGGTATTTACTGCCGGTTACGGCGTCAACTGGCGTCATGCTGCTGGCCTGAACACTGTTGGTATCGATCTGGTGCTGGAGTCTCAGTCCGCGAAGATGCGCAAATTCCACAAGAAGCGCGTCAACTTCTATCTGAACGGCGACTCCAGCATTGTTGTTGATGGCCTGCCAGCTCAGGGCATGAAAAATCACCGCAATACGCAGAAGATCAACCTGGGCAGCGGAGCGGGCGGCGCCAATATCGACCTCACCACCGCAACCCCGGCTCAGTTGCTGGCCTTCTTCGGCCCGACCGGACCGTTCGGCCTGACGGCTAGCCGCAACAAAGTTACCGCTTACGACAAGTTGTGGGTCAGCCCGGAAGTGTGGGCAAACATGGCGAAGCCGTATCTGGTAGACATCAACACCGGCACCAATGCCCTGTTGAGCGGAACCGTTCTGGATGCGATCAGCAAGTTCATTCCTGCGAAGTCCATCCAGATGTCCTACGCGCTGTCTGGCAATGAGTTCCTCGCCTATGAGCGTCGCCAGGACGTAATCTCCCCGCTGGTCGGCATGGCCGTCGGCGTTGTCCCTCTGCCACGCCCGATGCCGCAGAGCAACTACAACTTCCAGATCATGTCTGCTGAAGGCTTGCAGATTAAGAAAGACGGCGAAGGCCTGTCCGGCGTGGTCTACGCCGCCAACCTGGCATAAGGAGAGAGGCATGGCTAAATACCAGGTAATCAAAGCATGGCATGGCGTGAGCGTCGGTGATGTGGTTGAAATTGAGAAACTGCATCCGTCGCTGAAGCCTCATGTGATTAAGCTCTCTGATGCGGCTTTAACACCGGCGACGCCAGAGGCTGGCACGGATGTGAAATCCCGAAAAGAGATTATCGCAGCGCGCCTGACGGAGCTGGGTATCGAGTTTAAAGGCAACCTCGGGGCTGAAAAGCTCAGTGAGCTGTTGCCGGATGGCGAACTCGAAAAGCTTTTCCCTGCTGAATAACAGCCGCCGCTAAGGCGGTTTTTTTATGCCCCGCTCCGGCGGGGTGTTTCACGGAGTCGACAATGGTAACTCTCGAACAGGCGAAGGGGTATTTGCAAAGTCAGGGCGTTTCCATTCCCGATTTTGTTCTTCAGGCTCTCGTCGACCAGGCCAACAGCATACAGGAGTGTCTTGATGCGCATTATCCGGCATCGACCTCGCTGTTGATTCAACTCTATCTGCTGTCACTTATGGGGCTGGCGCAAGGCGACAAGTATATCAGCTCGCAGACTGGCCCTAATGGTGCGTCACGCTCATTCCGGTATCAGTCGTTTCCCGATCGATGGAGAGGGGCGCTGGCACTGTTGCGCGTCACCGATAAACACGGCTGCGCTAATGACCTCATCCCTCCAGACCCGACCAATACAGCTTTTGCTGGCATATGGATCGGTAAAGCTGGTTGCATGTGCAGCGGGAGTAAGTAATGGCCTGGATATCGGTTAAGAAGCGGCTGCCGGAGCCTTTTGTCAAAGTCTGGGTGATGACCGACAGTGGTAAGCGCGTTACCGGATACGTCAAAAGCAACGGTGACTGGTATCTGCTGTGCCGGAAGGTTGCGGCGGAGAATCCGGAGGTGATCCGGTGGGAGGATAACGGTGTCTGAAACAGCCGCATGGAGCTATACCAATGTTGCCACTGTTTACCCGCGCGTCTACGACGACTGGAACAGCACCTGGACAACCGGAACCCCCTACCTGATTGACTGCACCTGGACGGCAAACAATGAAGTTGCGGTAGATGCCAGTGGGAAAGAGTTCACCACGAACCTGATTTTCTTCACTGAGCTGAAGCGCAATGGCATCGATGCGACCATGCCGAAGCGTGACTGGTATATCGCCAGAGGTGATACAACGGCACAGGCCGATCCGCTGAAAGCTGGTGCAAACATCATCAAAGCGGTGACGGAATGGGATATGTCATTCTTCGAAGAAGAACCAGACTACAAAATTCTGACGTGAGGGGATCATGCCCGTTAAAGGTATCAAGCGTGTTCAGATGAACACCCGCAAGGTGCTGAGTGATATCGCTGGCATCCGAACGGAGAAGGTTCTCTATGAAGTCATGAATGCCGGGGCCAACCATGCGGCGTTGATTACTCCGGTTGCGAAAACATCAGTTCTCATCAACAGCCAATACAAAAAACTCGAACCAATGCCATCAGGAATGATTGGGCGGGTGGGGTATGCGGCTAACTATGCCGCCGCAGTTAATGCCGCAAGGGGCAAGCTGAAAGGCAAGCCAAGGCCAGACGGCAGCGGAAATTACTGGGATCCAGATGGCGAACCGGACTTCCTCCGCAAAGGCTTTGAGCGCGACGGCCTCAACGAGATTAAGGCCATCATCAAGCAAGGGTACAAAGTATGACGCGTAGCGAAGTGTATGACGCGCTGAGAGCGTGGTTGCAGTCGCATGGCTTTGATGTTGGTTATCGCGTCCAGAAGCGATTCTGGAATGAATTGGAGAATACCGAGGGGGAAAGATACCTTGTCATCCAGCAGAGCGGTGGCGGAAAGCCAGAAGAAGCGATAACCCGCGATTATTTCCGCATCCTCCTCCTGTCAGGCCAGAACGACAGCAACATTAACGAGATTGAAGATCGCGCCGACGCCATCCGCCAGGCGATGATCGACGACTACAAAAGCGAATGCATCATTTCGATGCAGCCAATAGGCGGCATCACCGCCATCCAGACCGAAGAAGGTCGTTACCTCTTCGACATTTCCTTTCAAACCATCATTTCCAGATAACACGGAGATAAATCACTATGGCGTGTGAATCGGGCGCTTTTACCGGGCGCGACGTCGTCGTTTATTACGCGATTGGATGCCCTGAAGTACAACCCACCGCCAGCGCTTACCGCCGACTCGGCATGATGCGCGGCAAAACAGTAAATGCAGAGTGGGAAACCGCAGATGCGACCGGCGACATGAGCGCTGCATTTACGCAAGAGAACCTCGTTACTTACAAGAACATTTCGTTCTCTGGTGACGGTGTGACCCGCAAAGAGGATGTTTATGCGCAGAACGCGCTTAAGCGTCACGTCTACAACCCGCCAGCAGAGACCAGCAACCAGCCGTATGTATGGTTCAAGATCATCTCTCCGAACGATATCACCGAAGGGCCGTTCATGGTGACATCATGGGGCGATGAGGCGCCGCACGACGACGTTGCCACCTGGTCTGTCGAAGCGTCCAGTGCCGGTCAGGTTGACGTGCGCGACGTTGGTGCAACTATCACCATCACTACCCAGCCACAGAATCGCACGCTGACCGTTGGCGATACGCTGAACCTGTCGGTGGCTGCGACTGTGTCTGACAATTCAGCACTGACTTACCAGTGGAAGAAGGGGGGTAGTGACGTCTCTGGCGCAACATCAGCAACATTCACCAAAGCAAACGTGGCTGCGGGTGATGCCGGATCATACAGTTGTCAGGTGTCTTCCTCCACAGCGGGCAGCGTGATGTCCGGGTCTGCTACGGTTGTTGTCAACGCAGCGTGATATCAGGGGCTTCGGCCCCTTTTTTTGAGAGGTTTCATGAAAGCAATAACCGATATCGGCCAGGCCGTTGTCCGCGCCAGTGGCAAAGAGGTATTCCTCAACCCTTCATTCCTCGCCATGTCTCGTATTGGGTCGCCGGAACAGATTGTTGATGCTTTCGTGAAGGTTCATGCCGGGCATTACCCGAAACACCGAATCTCCGATACTCAAATCCTGAAGGCGGCCAATGCCCGATGCTTTGCTGAAATGGCCGCATCGGCGGCAAACGTAGTACGGCATTGCTCTGAGGGTGATGTTGCAGAGTTGATTGGTTCGTACTCGGTGAACGCGGCAGGGCGACTGCTGTTCAAGCCTGGGGCTATCCCGATCGAGGATGTTATCCAGATTGCCCGCCACCTGATTCTGCATGGCGTAATGGGCGATCAGCCGCCGGAGGATTTCGAAGGAAAAAAAGGCGAATACAGTGACAAATTCGATGTACGGTCATTCGTCTACACCGCTGTTGCTCACCTCGGTATGAGTGAGTCGGATGCCTGGAACATGACAATGACCAGCTTCCGAGCTGCCATGAATGCCAAGTTCCCGCAGAAAGAGAAAGCCAGGGTGCCAACCCAGGAGAAATACGACGAGGTTATGGACTGGGCCGAGCAAATGCTGGCTATCGACGCGCAACGGAACGGACCGCATTAACCATATATATGAGGAAAAGGTAATGAAGCGAGTAAAAGTTGAATTCTCATCCGGTGGCATTGTTCTCAATAATGCTGAGTTTCAGGTGTTGCAGGGTGATCGCGTACTGATTGAGGACTCTTTATCAGGGAAGATTTCTGGTGTGTTCATCCGTAATTACGATGTAAGCGCTGATGGCGGCCCTGTGTCGTGTCGGTTCACTAAAGGTGATATCCCAGGCTTGAATGTGACTGCGACTCTATGCTGAGCCAATGATCCTTGCCTTACCCATTAGCGGAGAAATAACATGCAACCTGGTTAACCAAGGAGATATGCATGTTTGTAGCAGATGGATTGAAAGTAGACCCGGATAACAAAGGGTGGGTCTTGGGTTGGGGAGTTGTGCGCGGTTCTCCCTGGCACCTTGTCGGTGTATACGCCACAAAAGATGTAGCCGAAACGAAAGCTGCTGATCTTGGTGTTGGGTACGATGCCGTTTACGGCAGCCACCGAGTTGGTAGCGATGATTTTGTGACAGGAACCAGGTTTCTGGAGTAAAGACTCAAGCCCACTCAGGTGGGCTGTTTTTGCAAAAAGTGCCATTTATCAACATATTATTACCCAACGGGTAACATTTTCATTGCTTCCCTATCTTTACGCACCCGCCAGCGTTTTAATCACGTGGGTAGGTGCTCTTTAACAGTTTGGTCAGATGTCCTGGCTCAGTCAGTTGGGATTTTTACTACTCTTCATCCAGATACCCCATGCGGCGGCCAAGTATCGCAGCAAGTCTTCTGGCGTGCTCTTCTCCCTCGCGAAGTATGTCTGCCGTGAACGGGTCTTTTTTCGCAAGATTACTTAGGAATTTCTCTTTCTCTTCTGCTGTCGACGCGGCATTAAATGCGGCTTGAGTTGAGTCGAAGTCTACTAAATCGCTTTCAGCAAGCGCTCGGTCGGTATCTAGAGTTTCCTGAAGTATCTGCACGATCTCTGAATTCATTGACCGCCCATTGTCTTTAGCTCGCTGTTGGATAGCCTCTCGAAGCTCCTCCGGCATTCTTAGTCCGAACGGAGCGATGTTGCGCATACCTTTCATAGTGACACCTCTTGAATCTGATATCACAGTGTAACCATAAAAAAATTGACAAGATAGCAACACGGTGCAATCATTACACCGTGATATCAAGTTGAGAGGGTATGATATGAATGATGTTTTATACACCGGGCGCAAAAGTGAAAATATTCTTCTCCGTGTACCCGAGCGCATGAAAGAAGAAATCCGCCGCATGGCTGAAATGGATGGGATTTCGATTAACTCTGCAATTGTACAACGTCTAGCTAAAAGCTTGAGAGAGGATAGGGCTAATGGTCAGTAAAAATAGCGAAGCCCGGATGTGTGGGGACACTAACCGGGCCTCTATCGAAAAATCCTGCACAGGAAATATCGACATGAATATTATAGCAAAATCAGATCTTAACTTCCACGGCATTGATTTAGTTCCTGCGCCAGTAAATGACGGAATCTGGCTGACATCGTCAGATATTGCCAAAGCTCTTGGGTATGCCTCAAGCAAGAGCGTATCGACTATTTACTCACGCAATTCCGATGAGTTTACAAGCAGCATGTCAATGGTCATCAAAATGAAGACCAACGGAATAAACAATAACTTACGTGAAAAATCTGTTCGTGTTTTCTCTCTACGTGGGTGCCATCTGATCGCAATGTTCGCCACTACGAAAGTAGCTAAGGATTTCCGCCGCTGGGTGTTGGATATCCTTGATCGCGAAGTTGCTCACTCACCGATTGCCAAGCAGTTTACGGACGAAGAGTTATGCACCCTTGCATATCTGTGGCGTTCGGCTGCGGTGATGTATGAAGCGTGCCGAGAAGTTCATCCGCTGCTGTTGGTTGCTGAGCATAGACTGGTTCCACGCTTTACTTCCATTGGCACTAATTACAGCCGCAACATCAATAAGGCGCGTTCCATCCTGAGGCGAGAAACAGATCACATCAAAGAACAACCATGGGGAGATAGTAACTGGAAAAATGTATTTTCATACGGGACGGGAGTATTGCAGTGATGCAAAAAGAAAAACCGCCAGGTAGGACTGGCGGCTCACTGAAGTCTAGCTACGTATAGGAGCGTATATGACTGCATTAAAGATAGCAGACCAAAGATCGCATGTCACTATGTCCAGCCGTGAGATTGCGAAGCTCACAGGGAAGGACCATAAAAATGTTATCCGCGATATCTGGGAAATGGTTGAAGACCTTTATGGTATTGCAAAAGATGGCTCAAATCTGAGCCATAAGAAAAATCAAACAGTTACGTTGTTTGATGGCGTTGATGTAACGGTTGATACTCGCGGTTATGTGTCGCACTTCCGGCTGGATAAGCCACATGTTGAGTGTCTACTTACCGGATACAGCGCCATATTGCGTATGACGGTAATTAAACACATTTACAAGCTTGAGGAGCAAGTTAACCGCAGGTCTCTGCCGGGAAGCTACAAAGAGGCTCTGCTTGCCCTAGTTCAGGCAGAAACAGAAAAAGAGCAGATTTCTTTAGAGCGAGATCAGGCTATTGAAACAAAAGCTTGGATTGGTGAGAAGCGTGAAGCTACCGCAATGGCAACCGCATCAGCAGCCGTCCGTGCCAAAAACAAATTGGCTGAACGGGTAGGGGAAGGAAAGAACTACGCCGCAATCATTCCGGTAGAGAAAAAGCTTAACCAGAAGTTCAAATGGCAGCCTCTTCGAAAATGGTGCCGAGAGAATGACGCCACTCCGCATGATGTTGAAGATCCTCGCTTCGGTAGCGTGAAGTCATGGCCTCGCGCGGCTTGGCTTGCGGTGTACGGTGTAGACATTCGCAAGCTGTTTTAACCCGAAGCACCAATTAGTGCTTTGGCTTATCAAACCCGCTTAACTGCGGGTTTTGTCGTTCCTGCTGACCTCGTCGTCAACAGATGGTAGGATTCATTTGATACCAAAAAACTGGAGAAGCTACATGGAACAAGACCAATTGCAGCGCTTGGCAGAGGAAGTTGCTGCTGCCTATTTACGCTATCTTAAACATAAAACTGGTGATGATAAAGTTACATATGATGGAGTCACGAAGCGTGTTGTATTTGAAGAGTTGGTGTTTGCTCTCGTTGGTGTGTCTCACTACAATGCTAAAAACTCACCAGAGCACCCAATTTTAAGCGATCCACATAAACATCTTTCTGAGATGATAAATATATTCACCAAGCCATACACGATTACTGATTTTGGTATTAGGGTTGTTGAGCATCTTAACGAGATATCCATCCATAAAGAGCGCGGGGCTGCGATGTGAACAAGTTACTGATCATATTGCTTGCCTGTGTTTTTTTATCAGGATGCGATAAGAAAAGTGATGATGTGTTATTAACTGAGGCGAAATCATCGGTAAAAAGAACTCTTGCAAAAGATTATAAGCAAGGTGAATGCCGAAGATGGCAGAGTATGAGCAGTAATAAAATAGCGCCTAAGGCAAGAATGATTGCTGTCTGTGATTCCAACTTCAACATAAACAATGGAGTTACATTTTCAGAAATGAAGGTTTACCGACACAAAAGAGGTAGCGCTGTATGTGGCATGGTTTCTGGGAAAACTGATATAAGTAAGATAGGGGCGAAATTTGTGTATGTCGATAGCAATGAATCACCTTTTATTAAAATGTCTAAGTACCCAGTGCAATTGTCTGGAAGTGAAACTTCAAGAAAAATTGTCGAACAACTAGTTGGCGTGTTTAACGATTCTTACGAGTCTTGGTGTAATTAAAGATGCATTGTAAATGACCGGCCATTGGCCGGTTTTTTTATGTCTGGAGAAAATATTATGGCTACAACGGTTGGTGAAATTGAAATAATCATAAAAGCTGAAACAGACCAGCTGTTGAAAGCAAATAAGCAAGTCGATCGCATTACCGACAACATGGAGTCTAGCTTTAAAAAGGCAGATAGGTCAGCCGAAAAGCTAAACACAACAGTAACGAAAACTGCTGGCGCGGTATCTGGTGGATTGAGATCTGGTATGCAACAGGCTGGTTATCAGATTCAGGACTTCATTGTACAGGTGCAGGGTGGACAGTCTGCGCTGGTAGCCTTTAGTCAGCAGGGATCTCAGCTTGCTGGGGCGTTTGGCCCAGGAGGTGCTGTTTTTGGTGCCGTTATTGCGCTAGGGTCTGTTTTGATTGGTTCTCTGTCCGCTGCGTTAGGATCAACAAAAGATGAGATGGAGCAGTTAAAGACAGCAGCGGAGACGCTCAACAAAGTAGTCGTTATTAACAGTCAAGGGGTGGCTGCGCTTTCTAATGACTATGCCAGACTGGCAGCGACTAACGCCACACTTGCTTCTCAGTTAAGAGATAACGCAATTCAACAGTATGAAATAGCGGTCAGGGACGCTGGCAAGGCAATAACAAATATAATTGATGAGCAATCATCTTGGTGGAGAAGTTTGAATGGCGGCGTCGCGAATGTTAAAGCATTTGGCGGTGCCATGGATCTAATGGAGATTAGCGCCAGTAATTTCAATGACGCCATTAAGCAAGCAACGTCACTAGGCCCAGCATTTAATTCCTCGACCATGACGTTGGTTAACACGGTTGCTATGCTGTCCAGTCAGTTTGATATTTCTGATGATGCAGCTTTTGGCTTGGGTAAAAGGCTAACTGAGCTTGCTAAAAATCCATCCCCACAAGCGGTAAGTTCTCTTGTTGATTACATGAGGGCTCTTAAGCCATCGACGCAGGATGGCGCAGACGCCATATCAAACCTTGAAAAAAGAATTCTCGATGCTGCTGCCGCAATGCAACAGGCACATGATAATGGCGAGGCACTAAAGAGAACGCTAAATGAGCTAAAAACAGAGGCGCAACAGGCTAATTTTGATGGAATTAGCAAGCAACTTGAGGCGCAGAGAATAGCTCTAACCAAAGGCAAGCAGGCGGCCATTGAATACGGGATTGAGCAACAAGACCTGACTCGCGAACAAAAAGATCAACTTATTGCGGCGTCAAGAATAAATGCTCAGCTGGAAGAAGAAAAAGAAAAACGAGATAAGGCAGCAAAAGCAAGCTCCAGACACTCATCATCTGTTGATGCGGCTAAACAAGCCCTAGAGAGACAAAGCAATGCACTGGCTCGCCTGAACACTGGGTATGCCGATGGTTCACTGGAACTGGCTCAGTATGATGCTGTAATGGCGTTAGGCAGCAAGGCGACCAATGAACAGATAGCTCAGGCCAAAGAGCAGGCAAAAGCCATATGGGAAGTGACAACGGCCATTAAGAACCGCGCTCAGGCCGAGCAGGCTAAGCGCTTTACCGATCAGGAGATTGCCGCCAACAAAACCACCCCTGACGCTGTTACCGGCGCTGTGCAAGACCCGACGGCTCAAATAGCGCTCCAGGAGCAGCAGAAGCTGGCGGCACTGCAACAGTACCAGCAAATGGGTGTTTTGAGCGTCCAGCAATACGAAGATGCCAAGACGGCCATTCAGGAGCAGGCAGCAAACGCCAGGAGGAAAATTGCTGTAGATGAGGCCAATGCACAAACTGAGGCGATAGGTTCCATTCTCGGCTCGGCATCGCAGGGCTTTGACAGCCTGGCGTCAATTATCGAAAACACGTCTGGAAAGAGCAGTGGTGCATATGTTGCCATGTTCGCTGCTGCAAAAGCATTCGCGATAGCGCAATCAACCCTGAGCCTTAACACGGCGATTATGCAGGCCATGGCGGATCCGACTGCTCTTACGCCAGCACAAAAAATGGCGAACTACGCAGCCATCGCCTCGGCCGGTGCTTCCCTGCTTTCGAATATTGCAAGTGTCACCATGAGTGGCGGTCGTCGCTACGGCGGTACGGTTTCTGCTGGTAACGCCTATCGTGTCAACGAGGATGGCCGTTCTGAAATCTTCCAGACCGCCGGGGGTCAGCAGGCATTCATCCCGAATCAGTCAGGGAAGATTATTCCGGCAAATAAGGTTGGGGGTAGTGGCGGAGTTGTTAATCAAACTGTCCATTTCACCATCAACACTACCGGCGGCATTGACGATGCGACCATGGCGCAGATATTGCAAAAGATGAAGCAGGTTACTTTGTTCCATATAAGCGATCAGGCTAATCGGCCTGGCGGATTAATCCAACCACGTACAAAAAGGTAAGGCGTGCTAAAATCGAGCATTCTGATAACAAAGGAGAGTTTAAATGGAATATCAAATTGAAGACATCACGGCTTACGATAATGACAATGGAAAAGGTATCCTTGCTAGCGTGTTTGTTAATTATGAAGACCACTGTAAAAGCGTGAAGGTTCGCGTTCATTTACCCTTGCAGCGCGATAAAAGCCTGGCAGAGATTGAAGCAGACATCTTGAGCGAAGCCAAAAAACAGCTCAAAGAACTTGTAGATAGCTTCTGAAAGTTGCCTTAATTAACACAAGCCCGCTTCGGCGGGTTTTTTGTTGGGAGTAATCCATGCCAGAAACATTCACATGGACACCGCAAAAGGGCTACAGCGTTGAGCGCACGCCGAATGTTGCCGTCGTTAAGCTAGGTGACGGATACGAACAGCGACAGGTGAAGGGTATCAATCCACTGATGGATAAATACTCGCTCACCTTTCGCGGCGTCAGCGGAGCGTGCCGCAGTAACCCTGCGAAGGATGCAGAGGCATTCCTCAAAGCCAGGGGGGCGGTTGAATCGTTCTACTGGACGCCATCCGATACGGGAGTGCGGAAGCTGTTTGTCTGCCGCTCCTGGAATATGACAAAGACCGGGCCGCTGTTTGAACTGACGGCCACTTTTGAACAAGTACCACGATAAGCCGAAAGGCGGGAGACAGTTATGAATTTAGAACAACGTGTTAAAGAGTTAGAGGCTATGGTTGATTCAATGAAAGCACAGATGGAAGAAGTTATTAGCGCTCACACCTGTGCTTATAATCAAATCACTGCGAAATTAGATCAAATTGCCGTAATTCAAGCTGAACGCAAGGCTTGAATAGCAAGTTTTTCAATCTCACCGATGGTTTTATTCTTTATCTCATCTGGCGCTATATCTAGGTTTACCGAATGAAATTGGTCATTAGGGCCAATCAAATTAGCTTTTAATTTAAATGTATTTCCAGCGACCGCAAAAGAAATAAAGTCAATAGCGTTTAATTTCAATTCTGACATTATTTTTCCTTTATCAGAGGTAATCAGCCATCCCCCTTCGATGGTTACGCCAGTGTCCCACCACTGACGGGCTGAGCTTACACGTTAACCAGGGTTATCAGTAAGCAACATCCTGATATTCAAACAGTAGCCACCACTTGGTGGCTTTTTTTATGGGAGTTTGCCGTGCGCGACATACCAGCCAGTATGATTATTGATAGCGTCGACGCCGGAGTAGGCGCGTTTATCGACCTGTTCGAAGCCGACCTGCAACCCTTTGGCGGAGACCTTATCCGGTTTCATTCCGGCACCAATGGATATTACGGAAATGTGATCTGGAAGGGGAATCAGTATCAGGCATACCCGATAGCAGTCGAAGGGTTCGAGTCAAAGAACGAAGGCACATATGCCCGGCCAACAATGGTGGTGGCGAACGTCACGGGTTTACTGACGGGCATAAACCATGACTTCGACGACATGCTTGGGGTGGTGATCACCCGCCGTCAGGTTCCGGTGAAATACCTGGACGCGGTGAACTTCCCCAATGGCAACCCTGACGCAGATCCGACGCAGGAAGCGGTTTCCCGCTACGTTGTTGAGGAGATGACGGAAGAGACGTTCGAGCAGGTGACCTACACGCTGGCGACACCGATTGACTGCGACAACGCTATCATCCCGGCGCGAACCATCCTTGCCGACGTCTGCCAGTGGCAGTATCGCGGCGTCGGGTGCGGATATGACGGGCCGCCGGTTGCAGACGAGCGCGACAATCCAACCACTGACCCGGCGAAAGATAAGTGCTCTCACCGCCGTAGCGGCTGCCGATTCCGTTATCCACGACCGGAACCAATGCCAATCAGCAGCTTCCCCGGCTCTCAGAAGGTTTCATGATGCAGGAATTACTCGATTATGCGGCATCGTCGCAGGATGAGGTGTGCGGCTTAATCCTGGATGGCGGGCAGTTGTTCCGCTGTCGGAATGTTCACCCGGAACCTGGAAAGCACTTCCGAATCAGTGATGATGACTGGCTGGCGGCCGAGGAGGCTGGAGAGGTGACTGCGGTATTCCACTCTCACCCAATGAACAGCCCGGTTCTGTCCGGATCCGACCGTAAATGCCAGGTTGCATCGGGCCTTCCATGGGTGCTGGCCTGTAACGGGAAAATCAGAACGTTCAGGCCGTTGGATTACCTTTTGGGGAGGCGGTTCGAGCACGGAGTGACTGATTGTTACACGCTATTCCGTGATGCGTATCACCTGTGCGGCATTGACCTCCCTGACTTCGAAAGGACGAATGGCTGGTGGCTGAGAGGGGAGAATCTCTATCTGAACAACATGTCGCGCAATGGCTTCAATCAGGTATCGCCGGGAGAAGCGCTGCCAGGTGACGTAATAATCAGGCAGCCATTCCCCGGTGCCGACCCTTGCCACGCAATGATTCTGCTCGATGACAATATGGTTCTTCACCACGATTGCTCAGGGCATTTAAGCCGGAGAGAGCAAATGCGCCCGGCATACGTTAAGCAGATGCATTCCATATGGAGACATGAACAGTGCTCATCTTTAAATTTGCAGGGCATTTACGCCGACATTTCCGCAAAGTCGAGCTGAACGTTGATACCCCTGCCCAGGGCATTCGTCTTTTGCTTGCTCAGAATCATGAGTTCAAAAAAGCATTCCTGAACGCCAGAGTAAGAATGCGAGTGGCGGGTGAGGATGTTGAAACGTCTTCGGTGCAGTGGCACATGGATCGGCGCCTGAAGGATGGCTCTGTAGTGCTGTTTGTCCCGGTGGTTGAGGGGGCGGGACTTGAGACCAGTACGATAGTTCTCATTGCCTCACTGGTGCTGTCTGCCGCCTCGGTTGCTTACTCCATCTACATGTCCCGGAACATGAAAAGTAAAACATCAGCGGAAGCGGCCGAAACAAACACCCTCACGAATAACTCGTTTACCAGTGCAGAAAACAGGGTCGGGCAGGGGCACCCTGTCCCCATACTCCTCGGCGAGATGGAGGTCGGTAGCAACGTAATAAGTCTCGGGATCGACACATCTAATAATTCCGACTGGGAAGAATCAATCAGCTAAGGTGGCGCTATGTCTTCAGGTGGCGGTAAAGCATCAACCCCAAAATTACTCGACGATAACCTCAAATCAAAACAATTCTATCGGGTACTGGATCTGATATCTGAGGGGCCAATCGCGGGCCCGGTGGATCAGGAGCACCTGTCTTCATTCAAGCTGAATAAGACGCCTATCACTGACTCGAGCGGTAATGTCAACGTGAACGGCATTAGTGTTGCCTGGCGACCTGGATCGGAGACTCAGGAGCCAATCAACGGCTTCTCTGCAATCGAAGCGACGACCATTGTTAACACTGAGGTCACTTACGACACCCCGCTGGTTAGAACCGTGACAGATCAGGACGTGACCCGCGTTCGTTTTAACATCGGCGTCACCGGGCTCATGGAGCAGGACTCCAAGGGTAACCAGAAAAACACCTCTGTAACGATGGTTATCGAGACCAGAACTGGCTCGTCGGGCTGGATCATGGAGAAGACGGTGACGATTACAGGGAAAATCTCTGGCGAGTACCTTGAGGCGCACGTCATTGATGCCCCCGACACCAAACCGTTTGATATCCGCGTTCGCCGCATTACGCCTGACAGCAGCAGCGATTTGCTGTCAAACGGGACTGTTTGGAACAGCTACAGCGAGATCACCGACGACAACCTTAGCTATCCGTTCTCTGCTGTTGCCGGCTCAGTCATCGACCGTGACCAGTACACCGACACGCCGAGCCGCACATATCATCTTCGCGGGCTGATCGTTGACGTACCTGATAACTACGAACCAATTGCCAGAACTTACTCCGGGCTGTGGACGGGGGGCTTCAAAAAGGCATGGACTAACAACCCGGCGTGGCTGTTCCGTGAGCTGGCGAAAAACACCCGATTTGGCCTGGCGAAACGCGCCGGATACATCGATGTTGACGATGGCGCACTCTACATTCTGTCGCAATATTGCGATCAGCTTGTAGATGATGGGTATGGCGGCAAAGAGCCACGCATGACGCTCAACGCCTACATCACAGAGCAGGCGAGCGCGCGAGACATTCTCGACAAGATAGCGAGCATGTTCCGTGGCATTGCGCTGTGGGACGGCCTGCGCCTGTCCGTAATGCTGGACGCGCCACAGGATCCGATTGCGACAATCACGAACGCCAACGTTGTGAATGGCGAGTTCAAACGAAGCTCTGTAAAGCGTTCAGAGAAATACAATGCCGTTGTAGTGTCCTGGACTGACCCCGACAACGGATGGGAGCAGGTGAAAGAGTACGTTTCCGACGATGAGATGATAGCCAAAGGAAACTACAACGAAACCACTCTGGAGGCGTTTGGCTGCACCTCTCGTGGACAGGCATGGCGGGCAGGTAAATGGCTGCTGGAAACAGCAAAGCGTGAAAGCAGCAGGTTGTCTTTCCAGATGGCTCGGGATGCTATCCACTTCACACCGGGTGATATCGTTGAGGTCATGGATAATGACTATGCAGGAACTCGCCTTGGGGGGAGGATTGTTTCTCATTCCGGGAAGGTGATAACGGTTGACGCGGTTGATTCCTCGGTAGTAACGAACGGATCCACTATGTCGATTATGGGGAGGGACGGAAAGTTCTCTCGCTATGAGATCGATGGCGTTAACGAAAACAACGTCACACTCAAAAACGAACCTGAATGGGTGAGGGCGGGAACTGTATTTGCCATTTCAACCGCAAGCGTTGCGATTCGCCTTTTCCGGATACTGAGCGTTGCCGAAACGGAAAACAACTCCGTCTACAGCATAACGGCCTCATTGCACGACCCCAACAAACAGGCCATCGTTGACGAGGGTGCAGTGTTTGAAGTTCCCAGCGATACGCTGAACGGCTACCGCGTGCCTAACGTGGAAAACCTGCGAATCCTGAACACAAACACCGAGACCGTCCAGGTTACAGCAACGTGGGAGACGGCAACCACCACTAAAAAGCTGGTGTTTGAGCTGTACATCTACAGTGCTGATGGGAAGTTGGTATCTCAGTACGAAACTGACCAGTTCCGGTATGAGTTTTACGGTCTGGCTGCCGGTAGCTACACGCTCGGCGTTCGTGGGCGCAATGAAAACGGGATGAAAGGCGCCGAAACTCAGGTGGGTCTTATTATAGGCGCGCCAAAGGCTCCTAACTCCGTTCAGTGGATACCCGGACCATTACAGGCCACTCTGGTGCCAGTTATGTCTGTAACGGCAACATCAGATACCTCTTTTGAGTTCTGGTACGCTGGCGAGACTCCGATCCCATTAACCGATGACATTGAGAACAAAACTCAATTCCTCGGAAGGGGGAACCAGTGGACCATTCAAAAGCTCAAGTTTGACCACGTCTATTACGTTTACGTCCGGACACGCAACGCGTTCGGGGTTTCTGATTTTGTTGAGGCTTCAGGAAAGCCAACGGATGACTTTAGCGATATCACCGATGCAATCCTGGAGGAAATTAAAGAGAGCGATACCTTTAAAGACCTCATCGAGAGCGCCGTCGAGAGCAGTGAAAAGTTCGCAGAACTGGCTGATGCCATCAAAGATAACGCGGATGGTCTCGCGGCGGTGGTTGGCTCTAACAAGCAGACCGCAGAGGCAATCATCAGTAACGCACTTGCCATTGCTGATGTTGTTGTTCGTCAGACCGCCCAGCAGGACGCCAACTCTGCCACATTCGAGCAACTTCGGGAGGTGATCGCCACTGAGACGGAGGCACGCGTTACCGATGTCACCCGACTGGAGGCAAAGACTGCGGATAATGAAGCCAGCATTACTGATGTTCGCCAGGCGCTGGCCACTGAGACGGAGGCGCGAGCCTCTGAGGTTGGCCTGCTTACCGCCGCCACGAAGGTTGCTTCTGATAAAGCGGACTCAGCTGCTGAAGTCGGCGCGCAGAATACAGCCTCAATAACCGATCTTAGCCAGGTTGTCACAAACCTGGATTCCTCTATGGCGTCCCGGCTGGAGGAGTTGGGGGCTAAAACGGACAAGGCCAGTGGCGGCATTCAGAGCAACTCCATCGCGCTAATCACCAATACGCTTGCTCAGGTTAATCAGCGGATGACACTCAGCGCGCAGTACGGTGACAGTAAGGCCAGCATCGATCGCATTGACAGCGCCATGGCAAGCGACAGGGAGGCCACGGCGAGTTCACTGCTGAGTTTGCAGACGGATGTCAACGGCAACAAAGCATCCATCAACAGCCTGAACCAGACGTTTTCCAATTATCAGCAGGCCACGGCCACGCAGATAAACGGCATTACAGCGACCATCAACGGGCATACGTCAGCCATTACCACTAACGCTCAGGCCATCGCGAACGTTAACGGGGACCTGAAGGCGATGTACAGCATCAAGGTCGGGTTATCCAGCAACGGCCAGTACTACGCCGCAGGGATGGGGATAGGCGTGGAGAATACGCCGTCCGGCATGCAGTCGCAGGTTATCTTCCTGGCTGACCGCTTCGCCGTAACGCACCAGGCCGGAGCGACCGTTACGCTTCCTTTCGTTATCCAGAATGGGCAGACCATAATTCGGGACACGGTCATTGGAGACGGGACGATTGGAAACGCCAAGATCGGCAGCTACATTCAGTCGACAACCTGGGACGGCACCGGGAACGTTGGCTGGCACATCAACAAATCAGGCTACGCGACGTTCAACAACGTGACCGTTCGCGGCTCGATTTACGCCACAAACGGTAATTTTTCTTTCAATGGCTCCGGCAACACAACGGTGATCAATGGCAACGGTGTAACCGTCAACATTCCCGGTGGTGGTCGGATCGTTCTGGGGACGTGGACATAAAATGCCAACAGGATTATTGATAGAGCTTAATGATGGTGGAAAGCGCATGGAGATAACGGCGGGCCTGCGGTGCCCGTCGTTTGGAGCCAACTTTGACAGTGGCTACCAGAAAGCCAAGTACGCTGATATTGCCGGTTATGTTTCCGGGGCGCAGGTGCTGTTTATCCCGCATGCGACAGCTTACCTTGATTCAGGGCTGCTTCATAAAATGAACTCGGTCACCATATCCGGTGGCCGTGTGACGCAGAACTCCACGATGAAGGATGTAAGCATCAGTGAGCGTGAGAGTACTTACACGTTTCCCGGAAGCATCTGGCAGATATTTCCGCCAGGCCAACGTAAAGGCGAAGGCCTGCTTATTGGTGACAGCACCGACTTCCTGGCGATTACCAATGCCACGCAGTCAGGGCAGTGTATCTGGAAGGGTACCGTCAATGTCCCCACAGGCGGCTGGGCAGTTCCCACGATAGCGGGGTACGACAAGTCCAAATATATCGTCTTTGGGCGCTGCAATAGCGGTAACACAGTCGATTTCGATGGCAACACGGTCAGATTCTTCAGCCCTCCTTCCACGAATGATGACGCTCCGACGACCGGCACGATAGATATTGTCATTTTCGCCAGTGGCGTGGCGCCGCAGCCGGGCGCGGGGCTCAATATCTTCAATGCTGCCGGAGTCTGCACGTTTTCAACGACGAGACGGCCTTTCGTCTACCTCAATCAGCTCTGGACGCCTTCAAAAAATGCCGTGAGCATCGGCAGCGGGTATGTTCCGCTGGGCAGATTCGGGCTGATGGCTCACGAAGTTAATGGCATGTACGTGTATCGAATGTTCGGAATAAAAATACAGAACGGCAGTGCTTCAGTTCAGGGTGGGAAATATCTGGGGCGCGAGCGGTATGCAATTTTTGGTAATGACACGGTAACGCCACTGAATCTTCCCGTTCTTCCCGATATGTACGTCTGAATAAACTGTCTTTTTAATCAACCTCGCTTCGGCGGGGTTTTTTATTGCCTGGAGAAAATATGCTTTATAACACTGGCACTATCGCCATCAGCGGAAACACCCTTACAGGTACCGGCACAAACTTCACTGCTGCTGGTTCTCTTATTCGTAACGGCTGTACCGTTATTGCAATGACCAGCCCTGTGCAGGTATTTCAGATTACCGCGATTGGAAGCGCAACAAGCCTCACTGTTACGCCAGCGGCCAGTCCTGCCATTCCGGCCGGAACCAAATACGCCATTCTTCTGAGCGACAGCCTGAGCGTGGACGGTCTGGCGCAGGACATCGCTGAAACCTTCACAATGTACCAGCGCTATATGAGCGGGTTCGCTGATGTGATGAACGGGACATCTGATGTTACCATCACTATCAATGGCGTTGCCGTTACCGTACCGGGTCAAAAATCACTGGCGAAGAAAGGTGCAAACAGCGATATCACCAGTCTTTCCGGCCTGACAACAGCGCTCAGCATTGAGCAGGGTGGAACCGGTGCGAAAAATGCATCAGGCGCTCGTACAGGGCTCGGTCTTGGAAACAGCGCTACACGAGACGTTGATAGCCAGTTTTCCCCAGGTTCCGCGTATCTGAACGGAGCTGCTGTCATGGCGCAATGCCATCGCGATTATCGCAATCTCGGCCCTTACGACGCTATATCCCAGTACCCGCTCGGTATGTCTTTTGGCATACAGCTTGGAGGAAGTGGCTGGGGTGGCGGTAGCGGGGCAGACACCTACACGGGCATGCTAACACTCCGTGGTTGGCATGATCCATCGGGTGGTGGCAATGCGTCGTGGCAGCTTGCCTCAACCTCTCAGGGACTGAAGTATCGTCAGGGTAATGGAACAATCCAGGGTAATGCTAACGTCGGATTCTCAACGACGCATACCCTTTATTCTACGCAGAACACCACGAAAGCCAGCGACGGAACGCTTAAAGCTGCATCACCGATCGCCAGAATCGTTAAATCTCAGGAAGAGAACCAGCGTACGGATGTTGACGAAGTAGGCTTCACCTGGTGCGGCTGCGGTACGGCGAACGCCGAGGCTGAAGGGATCAAAATCTCGCGGCTGGATGTTGGGGTGTATGTTCTTATCGGCTCGGCAGGCCTGGCATCAGAAGGCTGGCAATTGTTGCCGCCAATGGACCCGGGTGGAATGGGAGAGCTGGGTGTTGTTGAAGCAGAGCAGACAGAAAGCGGTGGGCTGACGATTCGGCTTTTTAAGCGGAAATACTTGCTGAGCGATGAAGGGGAGATCGTCAAAACAAAAGGGGCTCCTATGGATGTTCCGGCCAACAGCTGGATCGACGTACGCCTCGACATGCCTGATGATAGCATTTGGAATACAAGATCTTCTGAAGCTTCTCTGGAACTGACAGAGCAGCCAGCAGTCATTCAGCCTTAAAAATTAATAGGCGAACCCAAATTGATCTGCATTCCATTTAAAAATACTGTATATAAACACAGTAATAAAGGGAGTGCAGATTATGCCCCGCAAATCAGACATTCACAGCGCATTTGTCGCTGCAATACAGCTAAACCCTAAGGGATACCAGTGTTTACGCACGGATTACTTCATCCGGGAGTTACGCGCACGGAACTGGCATTTCACGCCGGACGACGCCAACGAGTGGATAGAGCGCTATCAGGAGTTCTTCGTCGACAAGACGCCGAACGACAGGCCGAACAGGTTGTGGATGATGCGCAACATGGGGAGGGTGATCTGATGGGCTTCCCTTCACCGGCGACGGATTACGTAGAGCGCAGGCTTTGTCCTGAAACCATCTGCGGAATTGGCATTGACAGCCGCATTCTCGAAACGTCATCCGGGTTCGCAGTTATCGAGCCAGTAACCAGGCTGGTACAGAATCAGGTTCTGCTGATTCTGTCAGGCGGTCGAACTCAGTTTGCCCGGGTCATGGGTCGGGCGTTTATCACGGACGATGGCGAGGCGATAGAGGGCCCGGCACTGGAAGAGGTTGAGGTAATGGGGCGGGTGACGTTCTTCATCAACAGCGTGCTCGAAGACGACAGGGTGGTTTGA